CTATTTCTCTTTTTTCTTCATTTTGTCATAATATGCTTTATACCTATAAATCGTCCTCTCACTGACATTGTTCCGCTTCGCAATTTCTACCATTGTCATGCCGCTCTCATATCCAACAACAAAATCATTATAAATTGCCATCCATTTTGCGTTATGTTTCTGCCGACCGCTTAATTTACGATTTCTGTAATACTCCAATTCCTCCCGAAGTTCTGCATTCTCTTTTTCCAGCTCCTCAATTCTTTTTAACGCCTCTTCAAGTGTTACAGATTTCTCCATTACCCCGTCCTCCGTTCATGTCATTTTCGTTTTGTCTATATTATAAATATCTGTGTCATTTTAGTCAATCCGATTATGTCATGTTGCATCATTTTTACAATAGCTTTCATACAATCGAAAGACCGCTGATATCGTTTACAGGCTAAATGTGAACTTCCAAAGATTGTACAACTAAAACGCTTACAGTGACTCTTTTTTGCTATTATAACAAATATCATTCCAAAAATAGAATTCATAATTTACATTATGAGAAGTTCCAGGACGGAACTGTAAAATGTATTGAGGATGAGATACCTTTTGAAGTGCCGGAGGGGTGGGAATGGACGAGATTTTCAGCCATAACTATTAATCGCGATAACGAGCGAAAACCCATATCGTCATCTCAACGAACGGATGTTGCTAAAATCTATGATTATTACGGAGCTTCAGGCAAGATTGATAAAATTGATAAATACATTTTCAGTGAACGACTTTTGCTTATAGGTGAAGATGGAGCAAATCTTGTGACACGCAGCAAACCGATTGCCTTTTTTGCTGAAGGACAATATTGGGTTAACAATCATGCCCATTGCATTGATGCTACTGACAAATTTATTTTGGAATACCTTTGCTTTTATATCAATGCAATTAGTTTGGGAAAATATGTAACCGGTTCTGCTCAGCCTAAAATGACGCAGGATAATATGAATTCTATTCTTATTCCGTTACCCCCATATAGTGAGCAAAAACATATGAGTCAACGCCTTAAAGAAGTGATGTATACGGTTGATAATATTGAAATCGGGAAAGTAGATATTAGTGACCTTGTTTCGAAAGCAAAGTCCAAAATCATAGACCTTGCTATTCGTGGCAAGCTTGTACCACAAGATCCGAATGATGAACCGGCTTCGATTCTGCTTGAGCGTATACGAGCCGAAAAAGAAGAACTGATAAAGCAAGGAAAAATCAAGCGTGACAAGAAGAAATCTGTTATCTTTAAAGGTGATGATAACTCTTATTATGAGAAGATAGGGGATACGATTGAAAATCTTGACTCAATTATACCATTTGAAATTCCTGATAATTGGGAATTTATACGCTTTAAAGAGATGCAGGATCATTACAACGTTCCCCTGGTTGCGGCTTTACTAATCTGGTCATAACATCAATCAGAACTCTTGGAGTAAAATACTGACCGGCTCCGGATTTCTTTTCATTTGCATTTTTCTCTAATAACCCTTCATAGAGATTTCCCAATCCCTCTTCACGTGCAGAAAACCAATCAAGTCCATCAATCGTTGTAATAATCTTCTCAAGATTCTTAGGCTCATCAATATTAGTTGCTGATCCCTGATAAATCTCACGCACGCGTCCGGTACAGTTCTCACCCAGATAATTTAATAGCCCTTTATAAAACTTTTTCAGTTCCACACCACTCTTAGATTTTAAATCATCCCAGCGATAACCTTCGGGAATCTGTGATTCTGCTCCGGTTTCTTTTGCCATTTTTAAAAACAATATATATGTAAGCTCCGTTACATATTGATGATATGTAATTCCATCATCTCTTAAAACATTACAGAGATTCCAGAGTTTTGATACAATTTCCTGTGTTGTCATGCGGTTCTTCCTCCATCATCGTATAGATACTCATTAAGTTCTATAACAACGCTTTCTAATTTATTTCCAAATACTTTATTTATCTTTGCGAAGCCACCCTGCGACTTAAATCTGCCATCTTCGTCAAAAACCTGTACATTGAGTACTGATTCATTCAAAAGATAATCTTCCATACGCTTAATCCAGTTTTGTTCCTGCATAGTAAAGGTATGTGCCTTGCGCAATCTATCAACAGCTTTTCTGATTCTTGCTTCGTGGCTAATCAGCACAGAGCCAATTGCATAACGACGAATTAAACTGATAATGTCTGCTGCCATCTCCTCATTTGTAAGCTGAGAAATAGCAGTATTCAATTGTTGCACTGTATAGCCTTCTCTATCCAAAGCAAGCGACAGCGATTTCAAGCTGTCTCGTGTAAGTTCCCGCGGTCTTGTACATATGATTTTCAAAGCTGCAATTTCATTAATGTTCGTCTGAACATAATTTGAGAATGCATCCAAATAATCTTCCGGCCTGGCATCCTGATTACCATAACCTCTTGTATGACTAATTAGCTCATCTTCCTTATCTGAAATCACAACCGGCCTGCCACCGTTTGTCTTGCTCTCTTGAAGCATTTGGAATAAATCATAATATGCAAGCAGACGTTTCTTTGCATCTTCCGGTTTTCTATTTTGTAAATCCACAACAAACTGTGTAGGATCCATACCACCAGACATATCAATAAAGTGTTCCATTGTTTTTGAATCAATATTCTTCTTTTTACGCTGTAATTTTGCAATTACCTGATTAATCTGATTCTGTACATGAGCTTCGTCTTCCATCTCCTGTAAACCATCTAACAACTGGGTAAATGTCGTAGCAGGATTAGCTACTACCGGCTTCATAGTGCTTACATCTTCAAGGGCATCATATACACCAACCGGATCAAATATTTCAAAATGTGTTTTATGAATCTCATTGCATAAACGCGTCGCTCTTCCCAGCATCTGTTCAAAAAGAATTCGTGATTTTACACGTCTCATAAACACAAGTGTAGATATAGACGGAACGTCAATACCTGTAGTCAACAAGTCTACCGTTACAACTATTGATGGATAATCCTCATTTTTAAATCGCTTTATCTTTTCCTGTATTTTCTTTTTGTTTCCATTTGCAACACTACCAGTAATTTTGATAATAGCCTCATTATCTACGCCAGTTGGCTTATATATATCTCTTAAAATTGATACTATTGTATCAGCATGATCATCATTTGCTGCATATATTAAAGTTTTACCTTGTTCCCGTGGAGATTCAGGATCAATATACTTGGCTATCTCTTCTAAAACAGCCCTATTAAATGAATCTGTAATAACCTGCTTATTAAATGCTTCTACATCAAAATCAAGTTCATCATCCAATAATTCGCTATTCGTAATTTCTCCTGTAATCGGGTCATATATGGTTACAGTTTCACCCTGCTTATAATGAATACCCTCTGAACTCAGTTTTGTTTTCAATTCATGTGGTGCATCATGATCAACCAGATATCCTTCAATAACCGCTTCTCTGTAAGTATATTTGAATACCGGTTGCCCAAATATCTCTGTTGTCTGCAAGGCAGGCGTTGCCGTAAGTGCAATTTTCACAGCGTTAAAATACTCTATAACAGACCTGTATTTACTCTGATAATCTCTCTGGTCTCTATAAAGAACTTCATCCTCACACATTTCCTTGTCAAGAATATATCCTCTGTGTGCTTCATCAATAATAAGCAAATCATAATCAGATACAGCAGGCATAGTTTCACCATTATTATACATAATACGCTTAACCATTCCCTGTACTGTTGATATATGAATTCTAGTCTCTTTATCAATAGTCTTATCCTCTAAGCCCTTAATATTGTATATATCATCAAGGGTTAAAAGGTCTTCCATTTTTACTTCTTCAAATACATCCTGCGCCTGTTCGCCTAAGGCAGTACGGTCAACAAGGAACAAGATCCGACGGAAGCGTTCTGTTTTTAAGAAACGATAAATCATACCCAATACCGTTCTTGTTTTACCTGTACCTGTTGCCATCGCCAACAGTGCTGTCTGCTTTCCACTAATTACCGCTTCCTCTGCCGCCTTGATTGCATTCAACTGATATGGTCTTAAATTTAACCCGTCTTTATCTGTAAGCAAATCATACGGCATTTCTTTCAGTTCTTTATTTCCACTGTCAACGTCAGCCGCAAGAAGTTCTTCCATTCCATCAGGGCTCATCCAACCATGTAATGCCATCGGTGAATTATCCGGCTTTCTCAAATCCAAAAACCAAATACCAGATTTTGTCTTATATTGCTCCAAATATGGTCTACCATTTGTAGCAAACGTAAATGGAACCTTATATTCTCCCCATTTTCCTATAACATATTTTTCATCCTCTTCTCGGATACATTTCGGATAATCTTTCCCCTGATAATCAATAACCGAAGGTATATCCTTATGAATAGCTTTTGCTTCGATAATACCAACTAATTTTTCACCAATAAACAGCGCATAATCTGCATAGCCACGATTACCCACTGTTGAATTGGTAGGGTACTCTGCAATAGCAAGTTTTCTTCCCTTTGTAGGTCTTACCCCCTTAGAATAACGAATATTTTCTGTGTCCGCTTCCCAACCTACCATTCGTAATTGCTCATCAACTAAATAGCGAGTTTCAGCTTCTGTCTTATATCTCTGATTAGCAACCTTGTATGCCTGCTTTTTACGTTCTTCCTGCGCAACTTTTGGAGCATTTGCTGCATTTTCTTCAGCCTGTTTTGCAAGTTCGGCTTCTTTCCTTTCTTCTGCTATCTTATCAATAGGAACTACCATTGTACTTTTTTCCGGCATAACAAAATCCTTATGGGTATAACCCAAATCCCCATAAGTCTGCATAAACCACTCACACAAACCATAGGCCATAGGCAAGAAATTCTTACTGTCTGTTACAGAAGAATAGTTCTCATGTACAGCCTTATTACGGACCTTTCTAAGTCCGTGCAATATGGTAGCCAAATCTCTTGTTAATAATCCTTCTCTAACTAAAGTATCTATTCTAGCCACAGCAGTATTGTCCTGTGGGAACACAATTCTATCATATGTGAACATCAGATTTACAATAGTTTCGCCAATCATACCCAATTTCATAAGGCATGAATTAGAATCCGAATAACAGTACTTTTCTGCAAGCTCTCCAAAGTTTGCAAGTACTGGGAAATCTTTTTTCAAAAATTCAAAATTTGAAACCATAGCTATCCCCCCTATCCTTCGTTTAACTTCCTAATAATTTTTATTATCAGAAGTTAGCGTTCAAATCCGCAACTTTCGTACCATTCATCAACATAATCATCCACTTTTCACTCGGTCAAAAGACATACACTCTCCACATGCGATGAAACCTGGTATCGCATTATCATTCGCAGACGCTATATCTAGTATGTATTTTAACACCATTATACTAAATCTGGTATTTTTAACACTCTTTTAGTCACACCGCTACTCAACAAATTTTTATATTCATTGTTTTTTATACACTTCCACTAAGTACGTTTCAAGTGCACACGCCATATTGACAGCTAGTTTAGCTAATGCCGCATCAATTTTGACTTGTTTGCTGCCTGCACCATGTGCCGTTATATTATTTCTAATATAAGGAAGCGTCATTAAAACATTTTCCTTAAAACCTTCTGTTTTTATAGTTTCCGGTAATGATATCAATCCGCTTTTTTCCAAGAGCTCTTTTGTAAGCGCATTTGCATTTCCTCTATCAGTACCATTTATCACCTTCAACATACTTTCGTAACTCATCTCTGCCCAATTGACAGCTTCAGAGTTTTTTCCTGAATCTAGGCTCGAAAATGCATTTTGCAACTCATTAAAAGCTCCCTGGAACTTAGCATCTTCATCTCTTAATTTTTTTATTTCATTTAATGTTTTCATTTTTAGATCAAACGTGAATTGTTCTGAATCCAATTTGACCATACGCCCATCAATCAATTTCCATTGAATTTCTTGTTCTTCAAAAACTTTATTTAACTTGTTTTGAAACGCTACTTGCTCATCAAATGAGAGGAACCCACTTTGAAGCTCTATTAAATCCCACAGCATATCAGTAGCAATACTTGTTAAAGGATGTGCTCCAAATCCAAAATAGTTATCATCGATTTCTCTATTATACCTGTTAATAGAATTATACTCATTAACAGCCATTTCTAATGCAGTTGTTTCTTCTGTCTCATCATCATAGCGGCTCTTCTTTATTCTTCTGGGTTGTGCAAATTCCTCCAGAACCTCTACTATTCTTTCCTTTTTATCTATCCATAAAACATCAATAAAGTCCTTATTATATCCATGATCTTCTGTCCAAATAATATCTTTATACCTCTGTGAAAATAGCACTAAACATCACCTTCATTCCTAACTCTACACAATGTTATCGTTATCATCGTCTAATTTGATTTGTGTGTTACCTCCCAATACAGATGCTAAAATTGCTATTCCTCCGCCAACCACAACTGTTGCAAGAGTAGCCATTCCAGCAATAAATCTCTTATTTTCTGTATCTTTCTTATCCACCTTTTCGGCAATTTCCTTCATCTGCTCAATAATATATTTTCTCTGTTCAAATGAAAGGTCATCCTTATCCAGCTCTTTCTGTAAAGAAGCAATTACTGAATTGTATGTATCATAGACAGCTTTCACACTCTCATTATTTGACTCCAGACCTTTATCCAAGGAATCCTTATATTCCGATAACATCTCTTTTGTTGTATTTGCAAATTCAGGGAACTGCTCCAGTGCCTTCTTTGCAACCTCTGGATCCATCTTATCAAGCATAGACGCCATCTTAATAACTTTGTCTTTGGTCAGATGTCTGAAATCTGTTATATCTAATTTCTTAAGGACCTTCTGCTCATTCATCATAAAAGCAATCCCTCCAATCGTAAAATAGGTGGCCAGAAATCAATATCCGACCACCTTACATTTTACCATTTTTGCCGCCAAATTTCCATCTGTTTTAATTGCGGCTTTTGTTGAAAAATCAGTCCTCTCTCTGCTTCAACATTGAAATGCTTTCACGCAAAATGCGCCTGGTTGCCTTTGCCTGTTCATAGAGCACACGCTTTTCAAATGGGCTGCAATCCTTCATAAGCTCATAGAACTCGCTCTGGTACTCCTGCTTATCCCCTACCTGGTTCCCGCGAAGCAATGAATCAATGTTGACCTCCAGGGCATTGGATATTCGCACCAAGGCCACCAGGCTTACCTGCTTCTTTGCTGTTTCAACCTGACTGAGATACTGCGCAGAAATCTCTGCCTTTTCCGATAGCTCCGCCTGGGTATAGGACCGGTTCTCTCTTTCCTCCTTGATACGCTTTCCAACAAAATTAAAATTGACTGACATAGCATGCCACCTCCTAAAAAAATATTTTCTTTAGGATTGTATAGCCGATAGTTGATAACTTCTATTTCAGGCTATTCTAATAATCGCTAATTGTGTATAGAATAATAAAAACATAGTCAATAAGCGATGAGGTGCACAATGAACGATAAATTCAAAGACGTTGGCGCACGAATCAGGGAAGCAAGAAAGGTGCAGAAGTTGAGCCAGGCTGACCTGGCAGAGCGTCTACAAATTTCAACTTCACACATGAGCGATATTGAAAATGGGAAAAAGAACATCGGCCTAGACATCTTTATGAGATTAACCGAAGCATTACAAGTATCTGCCGACTGGTTACTCCGTACCGACATTCCATCTGTTTCCAATATCCAAAATAGCGAGGTCGCAGAAATACTATCTGACTGTTCTGCTGATGAGGTACAGTTCCTTATTAAAATGATGAAGGAAATGAAAGCCGGACTTCGTTCCAAAAATAAAATCAATTCACGATAGACCATAGGTTGATGACGAAACCTGTGGTCTATTCTCTTTTCTCAAACTGCCTTCTATAATGACTGCGTGTCTTTAGGTTTACCACTTAAATTCAACAAAAATTTTTTCAAATTGTGACTGTAGGTTTAGAGCTTAACCTGTGGTCGATTTTATGCTGCGCACATTCCTTTTATAATGTTAGGGACGATATTTTATTAAAGGAATGATACTAATATGAAAGAAACGGAAAAACTGGGAAGTGCTCAGTCCCAAAAAGAAAAAATCAGAGAGCGTTACAAGGGTATCGATACAGATCAGCTCGATGTTATTCCAGCGCTGCCCCAGGATTCCTTCTATGAGGATAAGCGCGAGAAGCGAGTTGCTGTATATGCCAGAGTCTCAACAGACGATCCGCGACAAACATCTTCATATGAACTTCAAAAGAATCATTACCAGGACGTAGTAACAAGGCACCCTGGATGGCGTTTGATAGAGATTTATGCCGATGAAGGAATCTCCGGTACTTCTTTACAGCACAGAGACGCATTTATCCGAATGATCAATGACTGCCATGCAGGTAAGATTGATTTAATCGTAACAAAGAGTGTGTCGAGATTTGCAAGAAATGTTTTAGATTGTATTGGATATGTAAGGCAATTAGCTGCCTTAGATCCTCCCATCGGCATTTTCTTTGAAACAGAGAATATCTACACACTGAATAATAATTCAGAAATGAGTCTCTCATTCATTTCAACTCTGGCCCAGGAAGAAAGTCACACCAAGAGCGAAATTATGAACGCTTCTATTGAGATGAGATTTCGTAGAGCAATCTTTCTTACCCCACCGCTGCTCGGCTTTGACTTAGACGAAGATGGGAACCTGGTAATCAATGAAGAAGAAGCAAAGACTGTACGCCTTATCTTTTTCATGTATCTGTACGGATATACCTGTCAGGAAATTGCTGACACACTTACAAGCCTAGGTAGAAAAACCAAGCTAAACAACACCGTCTGGTCAGCCGGAAGTGTTCTGCAACAGCTTCAAAACGAAAGGCACTGTGGCGACGTGTTGGCCCGTAAAACCTGGACTCCAAGTTACCTTGACCACAAATCAAAGAAGAATAAACAGGACCGAAATCAGTACCGACAGAAGAATCACCATGAACCGATTATCTCGCGTGATGACTTCATAGCTGTTCAGCGACTAATCAGCAATGCCAAGTATGGAAATCGAGGTTTTCTGCCTGATTTACATGTATTTACTTCTGGCGCACTGGAAGGATTTGTTTCAGTTAATCCACGCTGGGCTGGTTTTAAGGCTGCAGATTATAAGCGAGCTTCCGAAAGTGTATATGATCCAGCGATTGTCCTGCCACAGGAACAGACCATTGAAGTTAATTCAGGTGATTTCGATTTGAGAGGATTTGAAGTGGCCAGGGCACAGTTCTTCTCTTCTGCTAACCGGGTTTATGTGACCTTTTCCATTAGTGGAATTCGGTTTAGCACAGAGTGTGTACGCAAATTAGAGTCTCATTTTGTCGAGATGCTTATTCACCCTGGGAATGGAATTATTGCTTTCAAACCGGCCACAAAAGAGAACCGAAACTCCATGGAATGGGCCAGACAATTAAACGGATCCAAAGTTCCTAAACCGGTATCTGGTGCCGCTTTCCTTCCAAATCTTTATGACCTATTTGGCTGGGATAGCAACTGTAAATATCGGATTATGGGTTTTAAGAAGCACAACAATGACAGTTCATTAGTTCTGTTTAGTTTAGCTGATGCAGAAGTTTTAATTCCCAACTCAACCATCGAGGGTGACGATGAAGAACCTATCTCTTTATTTGAAGAAGATGTAAAGCCACTCGGTACAAAAAACAGTACCTTTGGCTATCCAGAAGAATGGATTTATAGCTTTGGAAACAACTTCTATCGTCAGGCACAAGCCAACGAATTAGCTGCATTTAATGAGTCAGACTGGTCTTTGGAGGAAGAAAAAACTGCTTACAATCCTGAACCACCACTCCAGGTAACGACTCAGGAAGAAATAGAAGAAAACATCAAGTCCATGATAGATGGAATGAGACAGGAGGTAAACAATGAATGATGAGACACAGCTCAAAGAAGCAATTGATTATGTAGAGGACGACTCCTTTACTTTTGAAGGCTATCAGGTAGTGCGCGGAGAATTTTTCTCTCACGTATTTGAACCGTCCTTCACATTTAACAACTATAAAGTCCAGGTCAATACTGCTTGTATTAAGCGATTACCTGAATTTGACTATGTTCAAATACTGGTTAACCCGGAAACTAAAAAGCTGGCGGTCCGTCCTTGTCAAGAAGATGAACGAGACTCTTTCCGCTGGTGTTCTGCTACTGCCAATAGGACACCTAAGCAAATTACCTGCCGCATGTTCTTTGCCAAGGTAATCTCTCTAATGGACTGGAACAGTAACTACCGCTACAAGCTCTTAGGAAAGTTAATCAAATCAGGCGGCGAGCTTCTCTTCGTCTTTGACTTAAATTCTGCTGAAATCTACCAGCGTGCAATCAAGGATGATGGGAAAGTCAAAACCTCTCGGACTGCTACCTTCCCTGAAGAATGGAAGAATCAGTTTGGTTTGCCTGTGGAAGAACATAAATCGAATATTCAAATCAATACCTTCAATGGTTATGCAGTATTTGGCCTTCAAGAAGAACCTAAGAAAACATCAAAGCAACCTGAGCAATCTGAACCTGTCCAGGTAGAAAAGGAGGAAACCTATGAGCAATTCACTCTCGCAGGCACAACCAACCCTAGTTATTGATTGTCGCAGCAACCGAATACGAATACATAGAAAGACACTTCACATGTTAGGTGATCCAGAATATGTCCAGATTCTTATCAATCCAACCACCCGCTGCATTGCTTTTCGTTCCAGCACAGATAAACGCGCAGAACGTATCCATTGGGATGCCATTGGTGAAAAGCAATGCTGTGAGTTTTACAGCAAATACCTCATCCGGCAGATACGGAAGGTTTTATTTGATGTAGATACCAAACAGGTCTATCGAATTATGGGGCAATTTGTCGCCAGGGAAGATCTCGTATATTTCTGTGTGGATAAAGCTGTCTCAATATCCAACTTTGAGGAGGAACTTGAATAGATATGGCAAAAAGAAATCATTATAAACTACTCATTGATGAGGAATTTAGAAGAATTGTTCCTCCTATGCCGTCAGAAAGAAAGGAAGCGCTGGAAAGACAAATAAAATACTTTGGACCTGAACAGGACATTATCACTTGGCACCGAATAATCATATATGGCTTTGAGGAATATGAAATCTGTCAAAAGCTAGGTATTCCATTCTCCATTCAGGAACTGGTCTTCGACTTTCGTTCTATGGCCATTAATTATGCCAGCAAAAAATGCCTGGACCTTGACTACTTAACAGATGAATGGAACCGTTATTGTATTGGAAAATTCTACGCATCCAAAAAACAAATATTCCTTGACGCTTATCCAATTCAAAACCAATTCACGCCGCCAGAATATAAACGTCCAGGGAATATGCTAACAAGCGAAGTCTGTATCCAGGAACTTGCCGGTATCCGGGAATTAAAGCGGGGAACCATTACAAAATATTCCAACTTTTCTATGGCAATTGATGCTATCGCAGAAAAGCAGAAGGAAATCGCCTATGACCTATTAAATGGCAGGTTCCATCTCTCCCACGATAATACTCTGGCCCTTTCCAAATTAACCCCCGCTGAAATTGTTGTTGTCAGAGACAGGATTATGAACGATGGCGACCTTAGTATCTTGCATTCCGGTACTCTTAGAAATCATCATGTTGTAAAGGTGAAAGCAGAAACAGACGGAAAACGGAAGAAGGCACCAGAAATCAAACAAATGCCAAAATACGATCCTGACGCTGAGTTATCCAGTCTGACCTTAACAATTCCAAGCTGGATAAGCTCAATTGAACGTACCAGGAATACTGCCGATTTTGAGCACGTCTCCAAAGATGCCATATACAAAATGAACCTGCAACTGCAAATACTACAAGAGGCAATCCATATTTTAATGGAAGCCACAAAGGAGAATTCGAATGAATGATGAGATAAACCTAAATGACTTTGTACCCAAAGTGCATTATGAGCTGATTCCAATTAGGAACCTGGTGTCTAACCAAGACTACCAGAGAAATCTATCCGTAAAGCATGTAGAAAAAGCTGCTGCCAACTTTGACCTCTGTCAAATTAACCCTGTGAAGGTCAGCAGGCGCGACGGTATCAACTATGTATTTAATGGCCAACATACCATTGAAATTATCGCACTAGTATCTGGTTCCAGAGAAACTCCTGTCTGGTGCATGATTTACGATGACCTGGAATATGAAAGGGAAGCTGACATCTTCGCAAACCAGATGAAGTATGCAAAGGCCCTCTCCCCTTATGAAATATTCATGGCAAATATTGAGGCCGGAAATGACAAGCAGCTCATCATCAAATCCCTGGTAGAGTCTTACGATCTTGTTGTGTCTAGCAAGACAAGCCCTGGCTGCGTTTGTGCTGTGGCCACCCTGGAAAGCATCTACGACAAGTACGGATTTCACACCCTGGACCGCACACTACGCCTGTTAATCGGAGCATGGGAAGGTTCACCGAAATCCTTTAGTGCCAATATGCTAAATGGTACTGCCCGACTGATTCACTGCTTCGGTGATGACTTAAAAGATAATATTTTCAAAGAAAAACTTGGTATGATTTCCTTAAAAGAGCTTAGTCGTACTTCCAGGGAACGAAGTGCCGGTTCCAGAGGTTTCGCAGAAGCTATGCTGTTAATCTATAATAAGAAAACACAACATCCACTCCAAATGACAAAACTCTACTCCAACAAGGGACCGAAGCCTAAAAATCAAATGACTGACGAGGACCTTGCAGCACTTCAAATACCAGAGGCTTCCACCCCACCTGATTCAGAACAGCAAATTGAGCTCTTTGAACAACAGACCTTATAACGCAAAATAGCCGGTAAGCAAATCGCATAGATTCACCTACCGGCCCTTTTGCCTTATTCTGCTGTAAGCTCAAATTCTGTTCCGTCATAAAAGCTTATCTGAAGCCTTCCATCTTCATGCACTGTTATAATGTCCATCACTTCTCTCATAAGCTCTGAGTCAAATTCCTGTATTGGTCCATCCGCTACTCGCTCCATAAGAAGTCCTGTTTTATACTTTAGCAGTGGATCCGGGCTTTTCAGGTTTTCATTCCAGGCCACCCTGTAGCTTTCCTGGTCTTCTACTATCTGGTTCCAGCTCATTACAAAGAACTTCATCAAAGATTCTTCGTAAATATAAGGGCAAGTGCAAACTCTATGCCCGCCAGCTTTATTCGTGGAACCGCAGCGCCATTTAGCAATCTTGGTTCCCTTCCTTGTGGTGTAAGATACTCTGCTATAAAGGTTGCCACAATTACCACACACCACCTTGCCTGAGAAATGATTAGTTTCAGGATTGACCGCATAGGTGTTTGTATGGTGTTCCACGCAAAACTTCTGCCTGCGCTCAAGCTCCTGCTGCACCGCTTCCCAGGTTTCATCATCAATGATTGGCTCGTGGTCTTCTTCAATATGATACATCTGTATGGAACCATCATTCATTACTCGCTTCTTAGAAAGGAAATCCGCAGTATAGCTTTTTTGCAAAATAGCATCACCCATATACTTCTCATTTCGAAGCATGGAATCAAGTGTACTTGCCTGCCAGTTACATTTTCCGTCCCAGCTTTTTACCTTTTCTCTTTTGAAGATTCTAGCAATATAGTCCACCGTCTTTCCGGATAAAAACTCCTCATAAAGTCTTACTACTATCTTTGCCTGGGACCGGTTTACCACCAGCTTTCCATCCTCATCCACGTCATATCCTAAGAAGCGCTTGGTGCTCATTTTGTGTTCCCCATGCTCGTACCTTTTACGAATGCCCCAAGTAACGTTCTCTGAAATGCTGCGGCTTTCGTCTTGGGCCAGGGATGAAAGAATTGTAAGAAGTACTTCGCCCTTACCATCTAAGGTATCAATATTCTCCTTCTCGAATCGGATTCCCACTCCTAGCTCTTTTAATTCTCTTACATAGTTCAGACAATCCAGGGTATTTCTGGCAAATCTGGAAATCGACTTTGTAATAATAAGATCAATCTTTCCGGCCCTGCAATCTGCAATCATACGATTAAAATCATCACGTTTTTTGGTGTTGGTACCGGAGATACCTTCATCTGCGTAAATGTCCACCAACTCGTAATCAGGATTTCTTGTTATGATTTCCGTATAGTATCGCACCTGGTTCTCATAACTTGATAACTGTTCTTCTTGGTCCGTTGACACGCGGCAATACGCTGCTACTTTCTTCTTTAATTCTGTCTGCTGCCCGTTCACCAGCATCGTAGGCTCTTTTGCTGGTATAACCGTAATGCTTCTCGCCATCTATCATTACCTCCTCTACTACCATTGGTTCCGAAAAAGAAAGACCTGCAAGTTCTGTATCCTTTATCCGGATACCCTTACAGGCCTCTTTTCCTTTATGAATATAAGTGGCACATAACCACTCGACTTTTCGATTGTAAACATATCTTCTTCGCAGGCTCTTTCCACAATGTGGACACACCAGCATCCCACTCATCGGATATCTGTTGGTATACTTATCACCTTTTCCGATATTCCTTTGTTTTCTGTTGTATTCCGTCATTTCCTGCGCCTGTTGCCATTCTTCTGCGCTAATAATGGCCGGGTGATCTTCTGTTACATAGTAACTTTGCACCTGGCCCTCGTTTATTATGGATTGGTGGCTTCCTTCCGGAATATACGTTTTCTGGATATGAAAATCACCTTTATATTTTTCATTTTTTAGCATTCCCTTAATGGTACTTGCATGCCAGGAAGTTCCAGCTACGGTTGGTATCCCTTCTTCATTTAATGCCTTAGCAATTCTATGACATCCAATGCCTGAAATGTACATCTCAAATATTCGTCTTACGACCTTAGCTTCTTCTTTATTGATTACCAGGTCGCCAGTCTCGTCTTTGTCATATCCCATGAAGCGGGCTGTATTTACCATGCCCTCTCCACGCTCGAACTTCTTTTTCAAAGTCCACTTATTGTTCTCACTTATGCTGCGGCTTTCCTCCTGTGCGAAGGACGCAAGCACCGTCATCATCAGCTCACCTTCTGACGAAAGTGTATTGATGTTATTTTCTTCAAAGAGTACTCCAACATCCAGCTCCTTAAGTTCTCTCGTGTACTTTAGAACTGTGGTGGTGTTTCTAGCAAATCTGGAAATCGACTTTGTGATAATCAGGTCTATTTTCCCAGCCTTGCAATCTACAATCATTCTTTGAAACTCTGGTCGATTCTCGCTTCTACCGGTCATTCCCTGGTCCGCATAAACAGAAACGAATTCATATTCCGGATTGCTTTTAATCACGCGCTCATAGGTGCTTACCTGGTTTTCAAAGGACTCACCTTGCTTTAAGCAGTCCGTTGATACTCTTGCATAAGCACATACTCTTAGCTTTTTTTGCTTAGGTTTTAAAGGTTCTATTTTCCTAAGTTTCATGCGAATTCTCCTTCCTTTTTGGTAGTCCTATTAACGCTCTTGTTCCGCTATAAGTCAAGCAATTTAGCGGTTTCAAGGGTATAATTATCGGTATGACCAAACTGGTAAAATGCAAAAAAAGAACCTGGAAGGATTGTTCCTCCCAGGCCCAAACTTATGATAACATTTCGTTTACTCGCTTCTGAACCGCACCATAATCATACCCCTCTGCTAATAGTCTACTCTTACGCTCAGATCCGTTTCCCCACTTGCCTGCAATGATCTCTCTTGCAAGTTCGTCGACAGACTTCTTTGGTGTCACTCCACATTTACGATTTACAATATCCTGAACCTCAGCATAATTGTATCCGGCTTCTGTGAGACGCTGCTTTCTCTCTTCACCATTTCCCCACTTACCTGCAAGTACCTCATCTGCAATCTCTACTGCAGTTTTCTTTGCAGGCTCTGGTTCTGATGCCTGGCTTTTTGTATAGCCATTAAGACCTGCTGCCTTAATATATGCTGGATAATCCACATAGCAATAGTCCTGATCACAGGTCTGACCATTGATCTTATTACTACGAATAAGATTTGTCTCTCCACCAAACTGCCACATCTGAGTTTCAGCACCGCTGTTTGGTGCAGGCTTACTCTTTCCCCAACGGGCAATCCAATGACTGTACCTGGTAAGCTCACCATCGTTCATCTCGCTGTTGAAGAACGACTCCGAAGAATAAATGCCAACCCAGTATCCAGCTTCTTCCATTGTCTGACAGAATGCTTTCACAATTTCTGTAAGGCCAGCTCTGTCATTCTGAGTGATCATTTTTCCCTCTACATCATAAAAGACAGGGTATTCATATTTCTTTCCACTAAGGATTGAAATAAAATACTCTGCCTCTTTTCTCGCATCTGCTACACTCTTTGCATTCCCATAGAAATATGCACCTTTCGGAAGTCCACATTTCTCACATTTGCTGTAATTGTCCTCAAATCTACTGTCTTTGTACAGTCCATCATCACCGCCTCCTGCCTTAATGATGGCAAATTCTACACCTTCATTGTTCTTTGCTCTGGCAAAATCAAAATCACCCTGCCAATGACTTACATCAATTCCAAATCTCTGACTCATAGTCTATTCCTCCTTATCTTCACCTTCGGCTCTATCATGGAGCTGTTCTAATACATCTTTGACTTTCTTTGGTACTGGAAGTCCCAGGTGAGAAGCATTTTCTAATAAGCTCACACCCTCATTGGAAATATAAAAGAAAATGGCTGCTGTTCGAAGCACAGAGCCTGTTCCAATTACATGCACATCCAGGATATTGGCAATTCCAACCATCAAGAAAATCAATACCTTTTTGCAGATGCCGCGAAAGCCTACCTCACTGGATAACTTCTTATCCACAACGGCGCACATGACACCAGTGATGTAGTCGATCACAACAAATGCCACTAATGCGTAAAGCAAACCATCACATCCTCCCAAAAAGTATCCGAGCCATCCTCCAATCGCAGCGATGACAAACTGCATCTTGTTCCAAAATTCCTTCATCGTCTTATCCTCCTTTGATTTTTGTGTATGAAAAAAGCAGCTACCCGCACTGGATAACTGCTTGATTCCAAGTTTACTGTTCTTTTGTTTCTGTCAACGTATAAGTGATTTTCATCGTTTTATCCGCTGTCTTAATAACCGGATTATCCAGGTTATTGATTGTGGCCAGATATGGCGTGTAAAGGAATAGTTCCTTATAACATCGATACTCATTGTACCGATACATCCACTCCCTGATTGCATAGGTTTTATACCTTGTCATCTGGTTAACTCCCCAAGCACAATAATTTTGGAAACCTATGCTTCCAATCTTCTGCACCGGCTGTCCGTCCTCCAAATACCAACCATTCAGAATCATATCATCATCAACGATATACGTATAATCATTGTTACCATTATAGGTCCAATCAGATATTCTCTCAATGTTGGCCACATTGGTGGTGTCCAGGCGATATAACTTGCTATTATCACTTGATACACAAATTAACCACTTACCACTCATACCAATGCTGTAAAAATCGCTGACTCCGGATGGCGGCGCTATCTTTTGCGTTGTACATTTTCCATCCTTGATGGTATCAAAATAAAATTCATAACTAACATGATTGAATTGTTCATTATCGTAATACATGTGCGAGTATTTTTGATTTGTTTTTCTAGCGATTCCATACCAACAACCATCTGCGCCATGAAAGAAATGCGATCTTACATTTGCATTATCATCATTTGGAATATCATACTCGCCCTTGGAAGGTGAACCAGTCCTGTGAATCCAATATGGATAATGTCCCAAATCAATCTCTGTAACTTCTGATGCCTTAAATGCCTTCTGTGAAATCAAATTCTCTACAAGTCCAGCATGCAGGTACTCCTCTGGCACCTTTTTTAGCCAGGCAGTTTTCGAGTTATTTCTTGTGATAAACTCCAATCGATATCCTTCTTTGATGTAGGTTCTCTTATTTGGCCTATAGCTTTCATCATCATAGGAGTTATTCTGTGAAGAATAAGTTCCAAGTCTTACCAGATAGTTATTACCATTCTGCTGTCCAATCCCTGCTAGTCTATTCGTAAGACAAATAGCTGAAATTGTACCATTTGCCTGGGAAGTAGCAAAGTCCCACACAAACTTAAACCCACCATCAATTGCTTTACTTTCTGTCAGGTTCCTGCTACCACGCTTTACGTCAGTGGTATTATTAGCATCGCTGGATGCATATCCAATCAGCGGATTAGAAAATGGTGCATAAATATTATTGATTTTTTCTTCAATCGGTTCCTGGTAAAGTAGAATCCCACCTGTTAACTTATTGATAATTGGCATCATCCACTTTTCGCCGCTTTCTCCATCAAATCCTGTATTGTTATACAACATTCCTAAAATATTTGTATTAAAAATATCCGTAAGGGCTTCTGTTACAAGGTTGGTATCTTCATACACCTCAACCTCGCCTGTATGGACATTTGTCAGTTCTATTACACTTTTTCCTTTTAACATTGCTATGCCTCCACATTCAAAAAGTCTGTTACTACATTTTTTATAAAACCATCCGCGCCGCTTAAAACAAATCGATACTTAATCATTCCTGTGACCGCTTTCTCCGCCCAGGCATCTGTACTGATTCCTTCAATCGCAGCTTTCGACATTCCAGACGCTTCCTCGGTGAACTTCACCCAGTTATTATTGGTATAGCCATACCAGTTCTCGCCATCGTCAAAAGATACCGCAAATAGACATTTCTCGTCACAATCCGCAGTCACTTTTTCTATTCCCAGGATTGTATAATCCGACATATCAACGTTTTCAGAATAGATTACCTGGGGCTTTGGAAGTGCCTTATACTTTAACTTCATGTCCGGAAATCTGTTATTAGAATCATGCCAATAAAGGACACTTGGGTTATGAAGTCCAATGATTAGGTTACCGTCTGGTAAATCCGGAATACCATAGGTTTCAAAAACCTCTGCAGTAACCTCTGTTTCTTCCAGGGCTTTCAGTGTATCTTCCTCCACCGTATAAAGAACTCCCTCTCCATCACGAAACAGATACCTTCGATTATAAGGATCCATGAAGGTTGGCGGGTTCTCTGATAAGATAAACTCATCACCATTTTCATCCTGGTGAAGGAAGGTGATCATCTTTCCCTTTTCTCCCTTATAACTTATGGTTTTCGTTTTTGTATAAAATGCAAACTCACCAAGATTTGAGGAGTTATCTGAAATCGTATCGATAAAAAGAATAATATCCCCGGTATCAAAGAATACTGCATCCCAGATAAGCCTCGTGGAATCATTAAAATTCCCATGCACCGAGTATCCTTCCCATCGAAATCGTATGAATTTATACGTATTAAGCAAAGTCCCTTCCTCTCTACGTGTGGTAAATACATCTGCATCTCGTCTACTTATCTTTATCTGCTCTGCATTCTGACCAATGCCAATCCAGGAATTACCGCTAATATAAAAATTAGATGCGGCAACTCCTCTAAACTTAAACCACTCAACACCTAAAAGCGTATCTGTACCATCATCGTTTTGGCTATTGTTTCTGATAATTTCCATATTATCTGTGGATAGAAAAATATCCTCCAGCATTACATAATCAGCCATTGTACACCTCCTGTAGTTCCTCTATTTCTTCAAACTCTGAAAAGCCCATATCATAGGTTGCCATAGTTCCTTTTTCAAGCTCAGTTACCTCACCTACGATACGTGTCTGATAATCAAATACCATCACAATCTGTTTTTCTTTCACCTGCGTTTTCTCTGTGATTTCTAGGTCTCCCGGCAGAACTTTTGACTTATTCACAAAATAATCTGTCTCAAAGGGAAGAATCTGTATTTCACTAATTTCCGCAAATGGATCCGAGTCGATAGAAAGCGAAATAGCTATTCCTCTTTCCACAGGGAAGTATTCACCGCCGCTTTCATTGTATTCTCTGTTCAAACGAAACTCTGTCTCGTCCAGCACATATCTTCTCGCGTATTCCATCTTGTCCTTATCAGCCACCTCAATGACATCCTGCACAATTGGTACAAAGAATGAAACATCAGAAGTAAGTCCACAAACCTTAAGACCAGACATTGTGATATGACCGATATCGTCGCTAAGTCCCTGGCGCTTAGGAGCAATAAATCGAACCTTAACATCATCATGCAGTTTGTTTGTAGGAAGGCCTGAAAGACCAATCTTTGAAATCTCCTGATCCACAGTAATTTGTCCATCCCATCTCTCCTGGGCACCAAGTCCCTGACCAGATATAGTTGCCATTGCATTTTGTGATTCAATCCTTCCAGTTCCATTCGTAAGCGACACTAACACTTCAAATGTATGCAGCTCATTTGCCTGCATTTCCAGGATCGGATAATACAAGTTAAGAAGATGATTTCCACTAAACCATGTCTCCTTTGGATGAAACTGCTCCACTTCCTTACCGTCAATCATGTAATAAACCGTAAGTTCTGCCTTGCCATCTTCTTCCCAGGCTACCGGTAATGAAATCACCTTGCTTTTTTCCTCGTCAAAATCAATACTTGTTTCCGCAGTAACGCTTCTCTTGTTAGCATTCGTTTTGACATCTATGATTGCCTCTCCATGAAACTCTGCATTTGTTTCATCACCAGAAGCAAACTCTATATTGATAATCGAGACCTTATCTTTTCCAACATTCACAGCTAAAGCATTTATATAGGTATAAATACTCAGCTTATTTTCTGTAATAGAATTTTCAAGTCCCGCAATATTCTTATCATTTTTACTTTTGGCTCCGGCCAATCTTGGATTTTTTCCTACACACTTTATGCTCTGTTTTCCATTGATTTTGGTATTGATAGAGGTAATCGCTGACCTTTTACTCTCATCTGCATGACCGCCGGTAAACTTAATCACATCTCCAAGATCCAGCGCTGGATCACCAATGGTATCTGAATCAAATGGCACATAATTTACTTTCAAAATTGCCTGTAATATTCCATTGATAATCCTCTCCCTGGTTTCCTTCAATCCAAACTGCAACAATGGATTTACTCCCAAATTCATGGTAAGACCATCATCCGGTTTAACAGAGTAATATTCTGCAATCTCTGTTTTCTTGTTGGTTGAACTCACTGCTGTATATCTGGTAACAAAATCAGAAAAACTGCTAGTGAAACGATGCCTACTATCCACTGATTTCACATCCGCTTCGCTATACTGTACCAATCGAAGTTTTCCTTCTCTGTCAATCATGGAAAAACAGCCCATTGCCTGTGCCAAATAAAACAGGAAATCTCTCCAAGTCTCGATATCATTTTCCTGATAAATTCCAAGCAGTTCCTTGCCATTTGTCATTGACTCTATCTCATCTTTCGTTTGCGCCAATTCTACATGGCATGCCTTTGATAGCAGCGTCAGAAAATCATAAGGAAATGCACTGGATAATCCTTTATTAAAATTCTTATCCAGGTTCAGCATGGCATCGTATGCCTTAAGCTCCAATACCTTTATTTTTCTATTGGCCTCTGCCACATAGAAAACACCCATTGGTACTTCCTCATAGGTTTCATCTGCCAGCTTCAAATGAAAAGAAAGCTGGATACAGGCATCCTCCAAGCTATATCTATCCACATTCAAAAATAATGAAATGCCGAGCTCTGCAGCATACACAGAACCCAGCTCAATTTCAGAAGATCCAGAACATTGCCTACTAATATATCCAGAGCCTTTTACGATATCCTCATTTCCAAAAATATACTCTTTCTTATTCTTCGTTGTGATTTTCCCAGTCCAAAAGAAGGAACGGGAAGGCTCACTGATTGCCTTTTTATACTCTTCTGATACCGGGTACATCACATTCCTCCTAAAATTCCTTCAAAGTAAAGGATACTTCCCACAGTCCCTTGTAAGAAGTATCCTTTTTGAGCTTCGCCTTAAATCCAGAAATAAACATCTCTGTTGCTTTAAGAGAAAGCTCCTCTGTGTCAAAATACTGAACCGCAATCCTGTCTTTCTTGCTATATGCTGTCAGAACCTTCAGCCAGCTTTGAGTCACATTAAAGGAAACCGAAATCGTCACAATACCAGTTCTAACAACATCTCTCTGTGTCGTTCCCGCTTCTGTTTCTCCACTTGAATCTGCCTCCACATCTCCTAAATCTAAATCATAGGAAACCGGAAAAGGCAGATCCACATCATCAAATACAAGATATTTCATATATGCCATGTTATCTGCCTCCACTTCGTAAATTTGCACGCTGCTGTGCTGTAACAATGACCTCATCAAGCATGGTTCCCCCAAGATATACCGGAATCACCACATCACCACTTTGTGAGTTGAGATTACCTGCAAGCTCTCTAATAGCGCCGATGATACTTTGTGTGCTGGCCGCAGAAGTTGCAGCAACGCTTCCTGCACTTTCATATTCAGCACTGACATTCGGATTAATAATCATATCCGAAGCAACCCCTTCTATAGCCTTAGCCACCATCCCCTTACTCTTTTCAATTCCCTTAGCAAGACCTCCCATGAAATCTGGCATCCAGGATTCGTAATCGGTAAGAGGTCCTTCGTCTGGAACAGAGAAATGAAGGAAGGACTTAATCTTATCAGCGACACTCTTAACCGCATCGCCAACTGCACTAATGCAAGACTTAATACCATTCACAATTCCCATAACCAGGTCTTTGCCCCAAGTGAAAGCCTGTGATGCCAATCCAGTGATATGGCTCTTTACATTGGAGAATCCATTCTTCACTGCATTTAAAACATTTGTCATAGCTCCCTTTACTGCATTTACAATTCCATTAAATACCGAGCTGACTGCTCCCTTAATCGCACCAAGTACAGTAGAAACCGTTGACTTGATGGTATTCCAGATTGTAGAAATCGTGCTCTTAATGGTATTCATAATGGTGGTGATAGAATTTTTCACCGCTGTAAAATCGCCGGTAATCAGGCCCTTAATACCACTAACAACTGCCTGAATGATCGTTTTGATTGCATTCCAAACTGTCGTAAAAATGGTCTTAATTGCATTCATCACTGTGGTAACTACTGTCTTGATTGTATTCCAAACAGTAGAGATTATCGTCTGAATCACAGTAAGAACCGTCTGGATGATGGTCTTATAAATATTAAAGTAGGTAGTTACGATTGTCTTTATCACATTAAATACTGTGGTAAAGATACCCTTGATTGCCTCCCATACTGTTGTAACAATCGTCTTGATAACATTAAAAACGGTCTCAATGATTGTCTTATACAGATTAAAATAAGTTGTAACCAGGGTTTTGATAATGCCAAATACCGTCGTAAAAATGGTCTTAATGGCATCCCATACTACCTGGAAAAATGCCTTGATTGCATTCCATACGGTAATTGCTACCTGCTTCACATTCTCCCAAAGGTCAATCCAGAACTGTCTGAAATCTTCATTTGTATTCCACAAATAAATGAAAGCGGCCACAAGTGCTGTGATCGCTGCAATAATCAGGAAGATTGGATTAGCAAGCATTGTGGTATTCAGTGCTGCAAATGCGGTCTTCACTGCAGTGATTGCACCGGAAATCTTAGGAACAATCGTCATAATCGTTCCAACAGCAGATATCACTTTTCCTATAACAATCAGAACCGGCCCAAGCGCTGCGGCTATAAGCGCAACCGTCACAATCACCTTCTTGGTTCCTTCGTCCATAGAATTAAGCCAATCCACAAACTTCTGTACCCACCCCACAATTGATTTGAGAGCCGGCATCAAAAGTTCACCAAAAGAAATAGCCAGCCCTTCAAGAGCTGACTTCAAAATGGTTAACTGACCTTGCAAGTTATCGAGCTGTGTATCCGCCATCTGCTGCGCAGCACCACCACTATTTGTGATAGAACTTTGCAGATCATCCCAGCTCTTACCAGTGTTGGCAAGAAGGGCATTTGCTGCTGCCAGGTCTGTCTTATTAAAAATCTTACTGATGATATTATCCTTCTCCGCAGAAGTCATACCATCCATGCTTGTATTCAAATCTCCCAGGATATCATTCATGGATCTCATGTTTCCCTGAGAATCATAAACCTGTACCCCTAGAGACTCCATTGCATCTGCTGCATTATCCGTTGGATTCTGCAAGGAAAGAATAATGTTTCTTAAATGTGTACCACCCTCGGCACCCTTAATACCATTATTGGCCAGGATACCAAGCGCAGTATTAAGTTCTGCTGTTCCTCCTTTTACAGACTTCGCAGTTGCACCAATCGTAAGAATACCTTCACCAAGCTGGGCCACAGAGGTATTGGTTGTAGATGCTGTTTTTGCCATCTGGTCAACCATCGTTCCAGCTTCATCTACTCCCATTCCAAGAGCAGACATTGCATCAGTTACCATATCAGAAGCACTAGCAAGGTCAATTCCACCTGCGGCTGCCAAGTTCAGAACTGTCGGTAAGGTGTTACACATCTGCTCTGTATTGTAACCTGCAAGGGCTAAGTAATTAAGAGCCTGAGAACATTCTGTTGCACTAAATGCTGTTTCAGCTCCCATTTTCTTTGCCAAGTTTGATAAGGTTTCCATTGTATTAACTGACTGCCCATCAACCGTTGACATGGAGTCTTTTGTAATACCCATTGTTGCCTGGACCTGGCTCATGGAGCTTTCAAAGTCTGCTGCTGTCTTTAGGGAAGCAGCTCCCATACCGGTTACCGCCGCAGTCACCGGAAGTAACTTTTTTCCGGCTGATTCTATATTTTGACCTGTTGTTTTCAGGCTCTCACCAGTAGCTGCTATCTTCTGCATAGCAGTTGCTGACTGATTTGCCTGTGTCTCCAGGTTTTTTAAGTCCTGCTCTGTTTCAACAATCTCCCTTTGCAGTGCATCATACTGTTCCTGGGAGATCTCCCCATTTGCCAGTGCTGTATTGGCCTGTTCTGCCGCCTGCTTTAAGGTTGCGAGTTTTGTCTTTGTCTCCTCGACTGCCTGTCCTAAGAGCTTATGCTTTTGAGCAAGCAGCTCCGTATTTCCCGGATCCAATTTCAGGAGCTTATTGACATCTTTAAGCTGTGACTGTGTATTTTTAATTTCTCCATTGACACCTTTTAATGCTGTCTGCAGCTTGGTAGTATCGCCACCAATCTCTACTGTAATTCCTTGAATACGACTTGCCACGCTTCTCACCTCCTAAAAAATGGCAACAAAAAAGGAGCATTTCTGCTCCCAAGAAAAAAGCACCAGCCGCTAAGCTGATGCCATTCATTAATCTTGTAAGATTACTATATTTTCACACCCTTGCTCTTTCGCTTGAGCCTTACATTCTTCTTCAGTTGCTGCGATGCCCCTGATCACATCATTTTGATCTGTCCAGTAAAATGAAAAATCCCCTTCACCAAACATTTCCTTCTTTACTTCCTCCAATATTTGCATTTCAACAACATCTATTCTTGCCTGGAATTGCTCAGCTTTATTAACTGCTGTACCTTCTTCATGATGCATATACATATCAATTACATCATAGAGATCACTCTTAAATTTTACCGCAGCAACATCCGTATCAAAATAAACCCCGAATCCATTTCCATAAACTGTTGTTATTTTGTAACCCTGTTCTTTCAAGGCTAATGCAATAGCCATAATTCGTGAAAAAGAGATGTCAATGATCGGAAAGAAATTCTGCAAATCCTGATCAATAATATCATAAAAGCCTTTTTTCTTGATGTTTCTTATGTATTCTGCATCTTCCTGATCCAACTGTTCTAAATAACTCAAAATACGTTCTTCCTCCTCTGTTATTTCCATTTGTCCAAATAATAAGTAGTCTGTTGTGACACCAAATATAGCTGAAAGATCTGCCAACATATAGATATCAGGCTTGCCGATTCCTTCTTGCCATGCAGATATAGTTTGTCTTGCCACATGCAATTTATCAGCCAGGTCCTGTTGTGTCATTTTATTTCTACTTCGAAGGATTTTAATGTTATCTCCGAATCGTACTCTTCTACTCATATGATACCTCCTGGTATTTGATATAAGAATTGTACCATCTATACACAAAAGAACCTAGCAAATCATTTTAACATCCACCTAGAACTTATCGAAATCCTCCTGAGTTGCAAGAGTCGCATACTTGCATTCATCGTTCCTGCTCTCTACGAACATATCATTTACCATTCCAATAGATAATAGATCCAGGTCTCTAATACTGATACCTAGCTGCACGCATCGAAGCAGAAATAATGGTGTTGTCATTTCGCGCTCAGTTGGGCGAAGTTTTTTTTAGCTTCGACTTCTGTTTTTACATTAAGCCCCCAAAGCTCAATGATCTGAGGAAGTACCTGATAAATTGAAAACGTGTTGAAATCATCAAGCCACTCCTCTGGAGTATCCGGCACATTAGCATCTGCATGCTTTGCCATAATAAATGCAATGTTCTCAAACATCTCAAGAGAAAAGCTATCCAGGTTTGAGTTACTTGCATCGCCATCACCGATAGCTTTTTCCAAGGAACTCAAATCTTTATAAATATCTCTCTGAAATTTAAGTCTATAAATACGTGGAATGGCAGCGCTTGCTTTAAACGCTACCTCCTTTCCATCGATTTCAATTTTCTTAACAATGCCCATCCTTTCCTACCTCCTACTTACTTGATTTAGCAGTTGTTTCGCTTGCTGGTGCACTCTGTGGCTCGTAGACAGATTTGTACCAGTTGTTATAAACGGCCTCTGTGGTAGAATCGCCAGTCTTTGCCTTCACATAACCGGAAGCAAGTGGTCTCGCTTTTACGGTCAACGTTTCTGTCTGCACTTCCTTCTCATCCTCATTGGTCTTAGACTCAATGGAAGGTCTGGAAGCAGAACAGTTATAAAGCACATGTCTGATCTTTCTCACATCACCATCAAACTCGAAAAGAAGTGCAAAACTGCCGGTCTCACTATTGGAATTTTCCACAAGCACCTTATTGGCATCCTGCTCCTCTTTCAAAATATCTGTCCTGAAGGACTCCGGAATCATAGCAAGCTCTAAATCACCATCGTAGCCCTGGTTGTTATTGATTACATAGTATTCCACGCCATCAGCATAGAAGCTTTCCGGCTCACCGGTTGGATCCAGGGAAATGGATACCGCACCAGGCATTGCTACCGGATTTGCAAATGTTACAGTTCCGTCCTCAGCCTTTGTAATCGGCGCATAATGGACATTACAAATATTGAATTTTACTTTATTTTTTCCAGCCATTGTTATACCTCCATCTGGTAAAGCACCTCATACAGATTTTCCGATTCAATCCATACTTCGCTTTTTTCATAAAATAAGCCGCACTCATCGAGCACAGCCTCCACCTGTTCCTCAAGCTCCACATCCTTCAAATCGGTGTAAAGCTCCACATTTACTTTTCGTTTCTTAAAGTAAACCTTCCCGTCAGCAGCAAAATTACTGCTGTTTGGATATAAAAATACTAAAAAAGGCGGCTCCGGTGATTCACCCTCCACAAAGTGGTCATAAGCAAACGGAAGTCCGCTTTTTTCTAACAACTCTATGATTTCCTGGTGAGTCACTGTTTCAGCCCCCTTTCAATCTTCTCTTGCAGGGAAGTCACACCATTTTCTTCCGCAGGAGCAATATGAGGTCTCGCAGCAACTCTTCCTCCACCACGCTTGGCATGGCCATGTTCCAGAAGGTGTGCGATCTGATATCGGTTCTTGGAATGAACCGTCATGGTGAGGGAATTGCTGGTTTCCTTTGTTTTCTTGATGCCCCAGCTCTTTTTATAAGCACCAGTCCTCTTTGGCGCATTTTCCGATATTTCCTTTTTGACTTCCTTGCTGACCTGCTGCACACTTTGCTTTACCAGCTCTGTGGAAGCATCTGCATATTCTGTCAGGCCCTTCATCACAGCCTCTGCCAAATGGTCAACCGTTACTGTATTTCTCGCCATGCTATCACCTCTTTACCCTGGCGGCTCTAAGTTTCACCGTCTTATTCTGATACTGCACATTATCGACAAAAGAAATGTTATAAAGCGTTCCCCGAAATACAATTCGGAAATGCTCACTGTCCATATCTTTTATCTTTTCGCAATATCGAATTACAAAATTTACCTCATCCTGGGCGTTCACCTCGGAAGCTGCCCAGTATTCTTTCCCGGAAAGATTATTCACATAGGCATAGCAAGAATGACATTCTTTCCACACCAGCTTGTGATTTCCGTTCTTATCCCTGGCACCTTCACTTTTTTCAATCGTGATGCGCTCTCTCATTTTTTCTATCAAAAGTCCACCCCTCTCAAATTGGATAACATCGCCCTGAGAGTAAGGTTCAACTCCTCATGATCGGCTTCCTCCCTGTGCTCATATAAGAAGGCAACCACAAACATGACTGCAACACGAACACTGTTATCGTTTTCAAATTCTGTCATATCATCACATCTTAGGATATCCTGAATCTTACGCTGTGCTGATCCAATGAATGCCTCTATCAAATCGTCGTCATCTTCAAAATCTACTCTAAGATACTTCTTCATTTCTTCAACTGATACAATCACGCTTGCTACCTCCCTTCTAAAAGATAGGCGGCACCACCGATAGCAGCACCGCCACTACATTATCCCTGGGACTTAGCAGAACCCTTGATATCAAGTGTCTTAACAGCCTCAGAAAGAATGAGCTTACCATCCACGCGCTCAGATGCGAGGAATCCCACCTGACCAGTAGTAGCAAAAAGCTCATTTAATCTCTTAAAGCTACGTCCCTGACGATCAGCAATCCAGTAATGGCTGTAATCACCAAATGCCATGACTCTATTTCCAGCCGCAAGCTCCGGAACATAGATGGAAGTCTTATAAGGACGATTTAAGATTCTATCCGGTTCTCCTTCTCTTACCGAAGGCTGCCAGATATAATTGCCATTTCCATCCTTTAACTTTCTGATTGCCTTAACAGTGGAATCGTTAAGGATCCAAGTTGCCTTGTTACGGTATGGTGCTCGAAGACTGTAGTAAAGATCCATCACATCATCAAAAGTGATGTTTGTACTTGTTGCAGTCACTCCAGTTTCAGCACCACCTGTTGCATTGAAGATACCGATTGGCTTTCCGCTACCATCACCTACAAAGAAGGCCTCCTCCTCTTTTGCACCGATACGACGAGCGAACTCCCTGGAAATATACTGCTCAATGTTGAAAACAGAATCATTTAAGAGCTCGTCAGAAATCTTAATCATGGTTGCGAGCTTATGCGCACCAATTGATGTCTGACCAAATGCATCATCGCTTTCAGGGAACTGCTCTCCCTCGTCAATCCACGCTGCTTCTCCCTTAGAAGTAACAATCGGGATTTTTCGATCCCCGCTGGAAGTTCTGATTACATGAGCAAGACTTCTAAAGAAGTTCTCCTCCTCCAATCTTTCCACCAGGGTTCTCTCATATTCATCTGGAGCAAGGAATCCACCCTCAGAATCTGTACCAATGGATAATGCGTTCTGCACATCAAAGGACATTTTATTTCTGATGGCTCCAGTCCAGAATGCACTCTTGTACTCATCGCTGGCTCTACCAGTCTTACCAGCAGCACCTTCCATCTTGGCGCTAGGCTTATTTGTGATCGGAGCACTTGTAGCCTTTGCCATTTCTGCATCGATTGCAGCCTGGCGCTCAAGTCTGTCGATCTCCTTACCAAAATTAACAACCTCTGCTTCCATGCGGTCATAGGTTGCTGCATCCTCAGCACTCATCATACCATTTTCATTCTGCTTTGCATCTAAAAAAGCCTTTGCCTGCTCCCAGGTCTTTGCTCTCTTTTCTTTCATCTCTAAAATCTTACTCATAATTCAAAATCCTCCTTAATGTCTCAAGAGATTTAATCTCTTTTGTAACTGATCTACAGGTACCTGATTTTGCGGCTTTACCACAGAAACCTTATTCATAAACGACTGCGCTGCGTGCTTTCCTGAAAACATCATCGCCTGCTGCTTAAAAGGAAATTTCTTCTCCTTCTCGTCGTCATCGCCATCTTCCTTGCCTTCCTCTGGATCCTCGCCCTCATCCGGTTTCTTCTTAGCAGGTGCTTTCTCCTCTTTTGAAAAGAGGATTTCATCTGCAAATCCAAGTTCCACCGCTTTCTTGGCATTAAACCAAGTCTCATCATCCATGAGCTTTGAGAGCTTATTTCTACTAAGGCCAGTCTTGTCGACATAGGCATTTAAGATGGACTCTTTCACTTCATTTAGCATGGCAATCGCAGCTTCCATATCCTTCGTATTACCAATGGCCATCGTTGCGGGATTGTGGATCATCATCATAGCCACAGGGCTAACCTGGACCGTATCACCTGCCACAGCAATCACCGACGCTGCGCTGGCTGCCAGACCATCAATCTTGACGGTTACATGACCGGCATAATCACGAAGCATGTTGTAAATCTGTGCTGCAGCAAAAACATCACCACCAGGAGAATTGATCCAAACGGTAATATCACCGATATCTGCATACAGCTCATCTTTGAAAATCTGTGGAGTCACTTCATCGCCATACCAGGTTTCATCTGAAATTTCTCCATTCAAAAAAAGCGTCCTAGAAATCCCAGGATCACCCTCATTTTTTACCCAGTTCCAAAACTTACGTTTCATCGCTTGCCTCTCTTTCTATTGTTGTCTCGTGGCTTTTCTTCCGGCTCAAGTTCCGGTTCTTCCTGCTGCGTCTGTCCAGCAAAAATACCCGCATCAGACAACTTGCACATATTTCCGTTAATGAGGTATAGATTTCCACCTTCCTCATCAGACAAAGGATTTAGGTCCTCCATCTCCCTGATATCGTTGGCAGATAACCACCCGTTCTGTCTGCCAATGGAATAACCATTCATTCGTGACTGATAATCGCCTCGAAGTAAGCCATCCACATTTAACTTAATGAAATACTTTCCCTTCTCCCCAGGAAGAAGGAGTGCCTTTTGTAAGCTCTGCTCCCATCTGATTACCCAAGGATCCAGGGTGTACTTTACAAACTCTAGCGACTGCTGCTCAATATTGGAAAAGCTCGACTTCTCCAAATCTCCAACCATATGAGGTGGAATACGATAGAGCCTTGCTATTTCATTGATCTGAAATTTCCTGGTTTCCAAAAACTGTGCTTCTTCCGGTGGAATACCTATCTGCTGGTATTTCATTCCTTCTTCCAAAACAGCAATCTTATGCGCATTATTGGGTCCCCTATACACTGCGTTCCAGGATTTCCTCACCTTTGACGGATCCTTTAATACCCCAGGGTGTTCCAGCACGCCGCCAGGATTGGCACCGTTCGCAAAGAATGACGCTCCGTACTCCTCACAAGCAAGTGTCATGCCCACAGCGTTTTTTGCCATTGCAATCGGTGAATATCCAATCAGACCATCAAAACCAAGTCCCGGAATATGCAGTACATCTTCCTTTTTCAGTTTGATGTCACCATACTGTTTGAAGTTTGGATTCTCCTCTGTATTTCTGGAATACACGTAGTAAATTTCACCCTTCTCATCACGCTGCACATCCACCTTGTTTGGAAGCAGCGGATAAAGAGCAAGCACCCTACCAGCTCCATCTCTAATGATCTGCGCATAGGCATTTCCCCAAATTAAAAGATGACTCATTAGCGTTTCTCTAAACACAAATGAAGTCATCTCCGGATTGGGCTCATCATGAAGCACCTGGTATAGGCTGTGGTCATAAACCATCTCTTTACCGCCACCTTCTTTGTACTGGTAGACGTGAATCGGAAGTGATGCGACAGCTTCCGACAAAATTCGCACGCAAGCATACACTGCTGTGGTCTGCATTGCAGTCGTTTCATTCACCGGCTTACCGCTGGTTGTCCTTCCAAACAGGAAGGAATAACCGGCATCTGCGGCCTTGTCCTGGGGCTTATCTCTCGCCTTACCAAAACCAAATAAACTCTTAATTCCCATAGGGCACCTCCTAATTCTTTACATGAAAAAAGCACCTACCGAAGTAAGTGCTCCTTATAACTATTTGGCTATATATTGTTTCATCTCATTATATCTTCCAATTAATAAATCCGTTGTCTCTTTTCTTTCAAAAGTCTTTCTGTCATCAAAATCAATCTCAGGTTGTGCCACAATAAACTCGACAATCTTTGCAAAAATCACTGTAGCCTGATCTTCATTTGACAGAACATCCAATATTTTCTTACAATAAGTTTCCATCTTATTTTCATTAAATCTTGGAACTTTTTTGCCAGACACATACATTCTAAACAACATCATCGCATGATATCTGGACTTATTGTATTTCTTATCAATCACTTTATTTGTAATCAATTTTTCTATTTTATATTGTGTCAAGGAACTCGTATAATAAATCCATTTTTGATCAGTAGGATTAAATATCTTATCTCCAACTTTTTTTACAATAGCGCCATAATTACCTGAAACTCCATGTGGATTGTTTAGAAACATTGCGGTTACTGATTTTATCTGTTGTGGAATATTAATGATTCTTGTTTTTGGAATGGATTCCAAACGATATTGACCTGTTCGTCTTTCATAATACAATCTATCTTCTTCTGGAAAAGTACTATAAAATGTTTCCAATCCTTTTTGAAACTCAGATAACGCCTCAAGCTGTTCAGGCTTTATAGATGTCTGACTATTTGTTGCCTTTGTTATCCTATTTTTAGTTGTGTCATCTGTTGTCTCAATGACCTTAATAGGTATCAACAAATCATCTATCCATTCTATATTCCTATTGTCATACAAAACGTGACTTGTCTGGCACCCATTTACAATTTGATAATCTGTTAAAACTGTGGTGGTTCCTGTCATTGTTAGCTTATCTGCAATGATAGTTATTCCATTATTAAGCATACAAAATGAATTAACATCTTTTGTCTTTAATGTGTCCATTATTGCTTTATTAACCGGATTTGTATCACCTAAAAAGTCACGAATGTTATCATCAAAAACAGGTTTAAGCGCATCGGCCTCGCCTATTATAATTTTTCGATATTCGCTGAACGGGATAACTCCACTATATCCAATACTTTTATTATCTTCATCACTAAACATAACAATATTTTTTTCAAATTTGAATTTAGCAGACATAACATTCTTTGTATTTCGATACATTGTCTGTATTTCTGCTGCTCCACAAGGAGTAAATCTCACTTCTGAAAAAATATTAAGATCCATTAATTCTTTCACATTTCGATCTTTCACCTTTGTTAATGTTTTGTCGCCAGTCCATTTTCCTGTTGTTACATAATACATGGACAGCTTTGGATTAGCTTCTGTCATATACTCCGCATGATTATAAATGTATTCCTTCATTTCAAAAAAATCTTTAACCTCTTGCGTTGTAAATTCCGAAGCATCATCACCGAAAAATGATTTTGTGAACTCAAAAAAATTCAACATTAAAGTATTATCAAACGATGAAGAAGTCTTTGCTTGAATAAACACAAAATTCACATCCAACATTCGAGAATTTTGTATCTGAAACTCAATCTCTGATACCGACGTAACCAGTTTATGATTAACAATAATCCCTATACCATCGATTCCTTGCGCATTTTTTCCTGTTGAAAATTCTTCTAACTTTATATCAACAATCCCATTTTCTCTATTTACGCAACAAAAATTGCAAAAGTGTTCAAATGCTTTATCTTCTTCTTTCCCATCTATTTCATATGAGTTGCAAAACTCACCTAAAAACTTTTTTGTTATCTGGTCCACTCTAATACCTCCTATAACTAAGTCAGTATTATCATAGCAGAAAACATGACTATTTTCAACAAAATGCACCTTATCACCTCCTCCTGTTATAATATGATTATTCCCCTATTATCATACACACTTTCACAATTTCCCTGATTTCTCACAGCTCTATCAACCGCCATAATCGCAGCCACGATACCGTCAATTTTCTCCGGCGACTTTGCCTTCGTTACTTTGATATTCTCCGCAGCGTCCTGCTCTACTACTACATTTCCACCCATCCAACGAAGCACTGGATTTCCTCCATGCACGATGCGAGCTTCCATCAATAATTTATAAAATTCCTTAGTGGCCGGACTCATATCCTTGTAGCCCTGGCCAAACGGAACCATTGTAAATCCATCATCCATCAGGTGCTGGGTAAGCATGGTGGCGTTCCATCTATCCACCGCGATCTCCAAAATGTGATACTTGGTTCCCAGGTCCTCGATGAACTTTTCAATAAAGTCATAATTGACCACGTTACCTTCCGTAGCCATAAGATACCCTTGCGCGCGCCACACCTCGTATGGAACTGATGCTCGCCTTACCCTGATTGGAATGGTATCCTCCGGGATCCAGAAGAACGGTAAAAGAATATATTTTTCTTCTTCCGTCCTAGGTGGAAATACAAGCACCAAAGCTGTGATATCTCCTGTACTAGAAAGGTCCAATCCTCCGTAGCACTCTCTCCCAAGAAGGCTATCCATATCAATGGGTTCATTTCCCTGATCGTATATCTGCTCCGGAATAAACCGGGTAAGACTGGATACCCACATGTTAAGACGAAGCTGCTTAAACACGTTCTCCTCTGCTGGATTTTGCAGAGCCTCCTTATAGGCATCTCGTACTCTGTCAATCTGAATGGTCTGCCCCAGGGATGGATTTGCTTTGTACCAGTTTGCTTCATCATGCCAATCGTCATCATCGGTAAGGCCAAAAACTACCGGATAGAAGGTTGGATCAATCTTCCTTCCATCCAGGATATCCTTAGCCTTGGTATGCAGTTCATAGCAAATACTCTCCTTCTCTGTACCCGCTGTTGTAATCAAGAAAAACAATGGCTGCTCTCTTGCATCGCCGGAACCTTTAGTAAGGACATCGTACAAAGTTCTGGTTTTCTGCGCATGCACCTCATCCAGCACCAGGCCGGAAACATTAAGACCATGCTTGGTACCAACTTCTGCAGATAATACCTGGTAAAATCCCTGGTTGGAATAATTCACGATACGCTTACCAGCACTCATGATTTTGCTTCGTTTCATAAGTGCCGGTGTCATCTTCACCATCTGATTGGCTACATCGAATACAATGGAAGCCTGGCCACGATCTGCGGCTGCACCATATACCTCGGCGCTTGGCTCATTGTCTGCATAAAGCAAATAAAGAGCGACTGCCGCAGCAAGTTCACTCTTTCCATTCTTCTTTCCAATCTCTATGAAAGCGGTACGAAACTGCCTACAATTATCCTCACCCACGATACCGAAAATATCGCGAATGATCTGCTCCTGCCAGGGAAGCAGCCAGAACCTTTTTCCGGCCCACTTACCCTTTGTATGACGCAGGTTTTCAATGAACTTCACAGCTCTATCAGCCTTGCCCTCATCGTAATGAGAAGTCGGCAGCATAAACTTTGTGGGCTGATAGTCCGTAAGCCTCGGATAATCCTTTGGCCTGGTTTCAGCCATCAGCCATTACCCTCTAGCAATAAAAACTCCATCTCGTCCACGCTGCCTTCCTGGACCTCTCCTGCTATCATTCTGCTTCTGGAAGAAGGCGTCAGTCCAAACTCACTACAGAACTTAAGCATTACCTTTAAGTTTGTCTGCGCAATCGATACCTGGGGCACCTGCTGCCAGTAACCACTTGGAGTCTTTACAATTGTTCCATGTTTCTCTATGAATTCCTCGGCTTCCTTCCATCTTGCATAGGACTGACAATAACCTGCAAAGGCTGCCATATCCATTTCTGTAAGGGTACCCAGGTTCACCATCTTATCTGCAAGTCTGTCCCATTCTGCCTTAGCTTCATCATTAAGCCAGGAAGGACACTCCGGTGCTTTCTTTTCCGGAACTGGCTCATACATATTAAGCGGTCTCTTTCCTGGATTTCCCTCCAGGACCTTCACCGCAGTAGGCTTTGGTTTTCTACCTCTCGTTGCCATAAAATCTCTCCTTTCAGCGCATAATAAAAGAGCCCCGGTTAAGGAGCCCTATGTAATAGTTCTAGTATTCAATTTGCATTTTGCTCTGAAGTATATCCATTCCATTTTCAAGTTCATATTTTCTTCTGAACGCATCTCTATTCTGAACATACTTCTCAATTGTCTCTACGATATAATGTCTGTACCAACTTCTAGGCTTTTTACTATTAGGATTTGGTTTATATAAAACCGACCAGTTATCCTTCACCTTATCAATCAAATCATCTGATATTCCAAGCCTTGCAAGCGCAACACCATTGTATTTTTCATCATGGATACGCTTAATTACATTAACATCTCTGATCTGATTCAGCTCCTCAATAATTGCCTCTTCATATAAATTGTTACTTGCCATTTCAATTCCTCCGGTTAATAATTTCAGGGGATCAACCTTAAAATAACCCGCTAAGGAGAAAAGAACATATGATGAAGGATCCTTAGTAATTCCCTGCTCATAATCCTCTATTGTCCTGGTAGACACCCCAGTAAATGTTGCCAATTGTTCCTGGGTGATTTTTAACTCCTTTCGTAATTGTTTGATGTTCTTTCCTAAGCTATTTCCCATCTGATCGCCTCCTGTACCAAAAATTATAATCGAAGATTTTACAATCGACACTCCCATTATCCTGGGACTTATTTTATCATTTTTTCCACAAGAAAAACAGGCCTTTGACCTGTTCTTCACCTGCTTTAGTTGTATTCTTTCATCAAAATGGCTAAGGAAATTTGCATCATCTCATCATTCTCATCTGGTTTGATGTCCCAGCCTCTATCATAGTTTGCAACCCACTCACCATTCACCTTTATAGAAAGTTTGCTAATTTTGCCTCCGTTAAGTCCATATTCCTCGCTTGGTTCGTCGTAGGTCTTCACCCAATAATGTGCTACCCTGTTGTGTCCATCGCTTGTTGGTATTCCCATTGTTCCTTCATGCCATCCTGCTTTAATTTTGTTTGCCATCTTTTTGGCCTCCTTTTCTTTTGGTAGGTACATATTCGCTCTTATCTGGGCATTTATCCAGTTAATTCTGCACCATAAACCTACCAAAGATGTGCAAGGAATGCGGGCATAAATTGTGTATATTACAACGAGCAAGCAGGCTCTGCGGCCCGCCTCCCGGAATTATCTTTCTTAATTTATTGCCATCTTAAATGCTGGAATTTTCTTCTTTTCTCCAGTCATCGTAGCGGCTGTTGATTTCAACCAGGCCTTCAAGGTGACATCCTCTTTTTTCAAGTTCTGCGATTGTTTCGATCAGGATTGAAAATGTGGAGCTGATGGTAAATTCGAAAATTTCAAATCTTTTCATGTTCTCCAAAATCTCATCAATGTCGTGATCCCAAATGACCTCGCTGAAATCTGGCAGGTCGTTTCCTGCATCAACACTTGTAAAGTATGCAGATCCAAATGTAGGATTCACATTAATGTCTCTGTACTTAATTCCTGCTTCTGCTGCTTTGTCTAAAACTTCAATTCTTCTCATGGCTTGTGGCCTCCTTTTCTTTTGGTAGGTACATATTCGCTCTTATCATTACATTTATCCAGTTAATTCTTACCATAAATGTACCAAAGATACCGGCGGCACATTGTGCATATTATTCTATGATTTTCCTGCAAGAATCCTTGCCATAAGCCACTCCTAAGCTGCTGCCACAGTCCCAGGAAACATGAATGGTGCCAATGTCGTCCACTCCAGTAACGGTTCCTTTACTTCCTGCTGGAATGTGGCGGTACGGATCATTCATCTCAATAAGCTCCACCCTGGTTCCCTTCGGATATTCCTTCTTCAATCTTTCTACAATGTGTTCTGGTATTCCAAACATACTAATCATCCTTTCCATGCGCTATCCCCGGTCAAATTTTCAAGCATCACTTGTCTGCAGGTTTTGAACTCATCCCCATTCAGGCCAAGCCTTATGAGAAAACACCGGAATGTGTACTTTTCATTCTCTGTTCTGGTCTTTTTCATGACCGCTTTTTTATGTATCATTGCCTGCTTGCAAAGGGCCAGTGTAAATTGCAGGTAAGCCTGCACCCGGTCCGGCTCCAGAGTGGAATTAAATAATCGAAACTCCACAGTTCCCTTTGAAAACAGAGCATGTAAATTTAGTCCATGATATCTGGTACTATGATATTTTCCTTCGGAAGTTTCATACGGCGATTCCATATACCAGACCTTTTTAAGTGCTGCAAGACTCTCTGGCTTCTTTTCCAAAATCAAATCCACCAAATCATCATTGATGCGCTTGCAATATTTCATTCGGTCCTTCGGTATCCCTAGGGCCTTATACAAAAGTTGCTCTCTACTGCCAATCAAGGTCACCAGGTTCACAATCGCCTGGGGAGTGAAATTCTTTCCATCCACATGAATGTGAAGTCCACAGCTTCGATTTACCCTGGCTCCGAGCTGTTGCATTTTCTGCAACAACTGCTTGAGGCACTCCAAATCCTCATACTGCAAAATCGGTGTCACCAGCTCGCATTGTTCTTCCTCTGCATAGGCATCAATACTGGCATCCCTGACCACTCGCCATATCCGCTGCTTCTCATCTGCAATATCTCTTTCCTTAAGCTCACCGCCTTCATAGAAAAATCCGGTTCCAAAGAAGTCAGCCACTATGGTTGCAGCCGCTTCTCTGGTAATACCAGTGAACTCAATTTCTATTCCAAACTTAAGCCTCTTCATCGGCGTTTGCTTTCTTGGCCAGGTACTTCTGCTTGTGGGCAACCTTTTGTTCTTCCGTTCTAAAGGCGCTGTGGCCGCTTAGGTGGGAAAGAAGGAGCTTTCTGGTTGTCTTATACTCTGTACCGTCCAGACCCAGGCGTACCAGCCAAATGCGGAAGGTGTACTTTTCGTTCTCAACCGGTGTTTTCTTCATGCGGATGTATTTACTTTCCAAGGCAAGTGTGTTGATTTTTCCTGCCAAGGCGGTAAAAGCAGTAACCAAGTCGCTGTCGTCGGTTAATGGAAATCCGGTGAAGGTAATCTTGTCTGCTTCAAACTTGATTCCCTTTGTCATGTTGTTGCTTCCACATTCTTCCCAAAGTCTTATAAATTCCTCGGCTGTCTGTGGCGGTTCCTCCATGATTGCTTCCATGAAGCGCTCGTTTATTTCAAAGGCTCTTGGTGCGTTGATGGCCTTGTTGATTAACTCGCCCTTCGTGTAAAAAATGGAAACCAGGTTAATCAGGCTAAGCCCTGTGTGGCCCTCCATCGGAAGGGAAATCTCAAGCACCTCCCTGTCCTCATCCCAAGCTCCGTCGATCAAGCGCTTAGATGTGAGTGTAAGAAGAAGCTCCATTCTTGTTTCAATATTCTCCACCACCAGGGTTCCGTCTCGAAGAACTGTCAAATCCTCATTCTTATATGCGAAGGTTGGTGGTCCCTGGTACTTCATCTTTTCTCCGGTTGCTTCTTCAATTGCTGCAATCAGCTCTTTTCTGTCTGCTACTAAACACATAATTTCCATGCTGTGTTCCTCCTTTTCTTTTGGTAGTACATATATCACTCTACCGGCGAGAAATAGCAAGTTAATTCTGTGTATTTTCTGAGGTTTTTTCAGGCTTTCCAGCTACTTCAGAATATGGAATTTTCACTCCATCTCGGACCACGAAAACACCATCCTCGGAACCGGTCTGCTCAATATATCTTCTTACGATTACATCCACAAATTTCTCATCCAGCTCAATGCCATAGCAGATACGGTTGGTCTGCTCGGAAGCAATCAGTGTGGAGCCTGAACCAAGGAACGGATCAAGCACAATGCAGTTGCTCATACTTGAATTCTGGATTGGATATGCCATCAGCGCTACCGGCTTCATCGTAGGATGATCCTTACTTGCCTTTGGTCTATCGTATTCCCAGATGGTTGTCTGCTTCCTGTCTGAATACCAGTTATGCTTGCCGCCCTTCTTCCAACCATAGAGGCAAGGCTCATGCTGCCACTGGTATGGGCTGCGTCCAAGAACCAGCGCGTTCTTCTTCCAGATGCAACATCCGGAAAGATAAAATCCTGCTGCTGCAAATGCCTTACGGAAGTTCAGTCCTTCAGTATCAGCATGGAAAACATAAATGGAAGCGTCCTGCTCCATTGACTGTTCCATATTTACAAACGCTGCAAAGAGAAAATTATAAAAATCCTCATCAGCCATATTGTCATTTTTGATTTTTCCGGCGGTCTCCTCAACATTGACATTGTATGGAGGATCCGTCAGAACCATATTTGTTTTCTGGCCATTCATCAAAACATCATAAGTCTCAGGCAGTGTGCTATCTCCGCAACAAACTCTGTGTCTGCCAAGAAGCCACACATCACCAAGTTTTGCAATCGCGGGTTTAGAAAGCTCCTCCTCCACATCGAAGTCATCCTCTGTAATGTTCTTATCATGCACGCTGTTAAAAAGCTGCTCAATTTCTGGCGGATCAAAACCTGTAAATGCAACATCAAAGTCGCTTGACTGCAAATCCTTAATCAGGTCTGCTAACAGTTCCTTGTTCCATTCACCGGTGATTTTGTTAAGTGCAATGTTCAGTGCTTTTTCCTTGGTCTTATCAATATCGATGACAATACAATCAATGTCCTTATACCCAAGGTCTGAAAGAACCGTCACTCTCTGGTGTCCACCGATGATGGTCATATCTGCATTTACAATGACCGGTTCCACATATCCAAATTCAGTAATACTATTTTTGATTTTCTCGTATTCCTCATCCCCAGGCTTTAGTGCCTTTCTGGGATTGTATGAAGCTGGCACCAGGTCAGCAATCTTTAATTTCTTAAATTCCATGTTGGTCTCCTTTACTTTTTTGCATAATAAAAAAGCATCCAGGATTTCCTGAACACCTCACACATTCCAAAAACACATATTATGAAATTCGCTTTAGGACCAATTTCACTTCATCTTCTGACTTCTCCGCTTCCTGCTGCCTGCGTTTTATCTCAGCAGCACTCGGCTTCTCATTCGGATCCGTCCAAAAGCGATCTTTCACATAACAATCCCTGCCACAATATTTCCTGTTTGGATTACCGAAGGAGATAAATGTCCTATGGCAGTATGCGCATCTGCACTCGTAACGCTGCTTCTTGGATTGCGCATCCTTATCCGGATTTACTTTCCACCAGGCCCTTCTGCATTTTTCGCTACAAAAGAGCTTCACTCCCGAATGGGCATTACGGATCAGCGTCGCACCACAGTTCTTACAGTGGTTTGGCATTTCACGATGCAAATCATAATTCATCGTAACTAAAGCAGCGCTTCCCGCAAGGCCATGTGTCTTGCAGTAGTATCTGACATTCTCTTTTGTTACAGTTCCGATTTCATTTGCGATTGCCTGGTAGCCGAGACCTTTCAGTCTCAGTTCCACAACTTTCTCTTTTTCATCTGCTGTCATAGGTTTCTCCTTTCCGGCCAGGGCCATTTTATAAAATACCGGCGCACAGTTTACCCCTGAAATAAGCGCCTTTCCCCGCAAACCCTAAACCTTTACAGTATATTTCCAGAGTACAGCTCCACTTACCCCTTTACAATTTCGCGAAAATGCGTGTTTGAGGGGGCATCGGTCTTCAGGAAGACCGCTTGTAGAGATTCATACCGCCCCTACCCTGGCGCAAAATACGTATTGCAGGGGAGAATCACAAACTAAAAATGATATTCTGGATAGCGATCCTCATTCCAAGTCTTCTTATCATGACATGGTTTACAAAGCGGCTGCCAGTTACTCTCGTCCCAGAACAGCTTCTGATCACCACGGTGAGGAACAATGTGGTCTACAACAGTTGCCTCGGTAATCTTCCCGACCTTCTGACACTCAATGCAAAGCGGGTGACTATGCAGGAACTTCTTCCTAGCCTTCTGCCACCGGGAGGTGTACCCACGCTTGCTGGCGCTCTTTCTATCACCTATATGTAAGGGCCGGTGCTCATCACAATAGCGCTGCCCATACGGGACCAGCTTATTGCACCTGCCATGCTTACACTGTGTTGGTGGTTGGTATGGCATATTAAAACTCCTTTCTTATTGAGGAGGTGTGGTACTCGAAAGCACCACACTGGTTACACAAAAGAACATGAAAAAAGCCCTTCTACGGCAGTCCGTAGAAAGAGCCTCATCCATATCTTATTTCTTTGTCCATTATAATAATACTACAACAAGTTACTGTACTTCCATTGACTTTACTGTCATCTTGCGTTTATCAAGAATTTCTTCCACCGCCTTTACAGCCTGGCGATGTTTCTTAAATACGTTATCGATGCTGTAGCCCAAATCCACCGCTATCTGCTCCCAAGGCCTATAGCAAAGATATCGAAACTCCAGTAAAGTACGAAATTCCACATTGTTGATAGATTTGATCACTCCGGTAATTTCTGCCTTCAAATCTACCAAATCTGAAATATCCGAATTAATCTCATCCTCTAAATCAACGATCTTCACAATCACATATTCCATTCGATGGATATTCCTTGTAGGTGATCCTGGCATATCCGATACTGTCGATGTTGCTTTTGTCGCTAGTATATGAAGCTCCTTCACCTGCTCGATTTTGCTACTAATTCTTTGATCTATTCTATATGCTTGTGTCAAATATTCTTTTGCGTTCATATCAACCAACCTCCACAATGAAAATTTATTTACTGTGGCTTTGTTGCGTTGTATCTTCGCTCTAAATTCTATGTTCATTGCAGGGAGTCGATAACGGCTCGCACCTCATCTACAGATCGCACAATCTGTGCACTGCCTTCTGCAGCGAGGATTTTTCTAATAGTTGCTTCCTGAAGTGCAGTTGGTTTTCCAACCGGCGTTTTTACTTCAAACGCTACAAACCTGCCCTTAATGCAACAAATAATATCAGGAATACCTGCAGTTCCGTACATGCCTCCATGTTCCTTCCAGGAAAAACACCCTGGAACCGTCTTTAGGTACTTCAAGATCGCCCTGACGATATCTGCCTCTTTCATGGATCCTCCTCTCTAACGCTGACGCATTTGACGTAATTTTTCACATTATAATCAACTTTTTTCAAAAAATCGTATTATAAATATTTGGTATATATAGAAAGAATAAGGTTCAAAAACTCGTCGATTCCGTCAAATGGCTTTCACCATGAAACGAAACCTTTGATTTTTCTGGCTTAGGGCTGCCTGCTGCCCTTTGGCAGTTCCTCCAGGATTCCGTCAAAACACGTCGAAATGTCTGACGGAATCACTGAACTATTAAACCATAAATCCTTAATCCAATATCTCACCGAGCTTCAGTCCCTTCCAGGTCCGACGCTTGCCCAGGGTATCTGTGCCACGCACAAGCTGCGGATAAGCGGTCTCCAGTTCATTGTTAAAGCTCTTCTGCGAATACGGATTCATACCACAATTGTTGCAATAGGTCTTATACTGATTGTAAATTTCAGTACGGACTGCCTCAGCACCAGGTTCAATCATACAGCAATCCTTTACAAACGAAAGCACACTGTTGCTATCCTCACGGTAACGCTGCAGCTCCTGCAGGTTTGTCTCTGTAACTGAGAACTTAAAATTATTGTTCATAAGGCGCTTTAGTCCTTCCAGTGCCCATAGGAAAATCCCATCGGATTCTGTCCTGAACTTATTCAAAAGGTCCGGATCACGCTTCGCTTCTGCCACTGCATGTGCAAAACGGATAATCACCAGTCGACGATAGAAACCTTCGGACTTATCACCATAGTTGCGAGGAATACTGTTACAAGAAAATAGCAGTCTCGCATAAGGTTGAAAGCTAAACGGATTCTTGTTCTTCTTCTCCACGGTCAGATAATCCTCACCAACCAGTGCCTTGAAGATACCATTATCATCAATGTTCTTCGTAGGAAGGTCCGCAAAGATATTAGCCAGCTTTCCAAAAAGCTCTGCTGTCTTGAAACGCTCGTTCAGGGCCTGCCAGGTAACATTGCTGACGTTCTGCTTACCAAGAAGGATATCGTTTAATACAAGTAACAATACACTCTTACCAGCTCCCGCCTCTCCTACAATGACAAAGCACTTCTGAGCTCTATTGACCGGAATCAAAAAGTATCCAAACATCTCCTGCACCAGCTTCACCTGATCATCCGGCAAAGACTCATGCATATACTTAAGGAATCTCGGACAATCAGAGCCTGGCGTATAATTCACCGCAAGCTGTACTGTCGAAAGATACTCCGGTGTGTGATATGACAAAGTACCATCTATCACGTTCAATAGACCATTTTTGACATTGATGATATAGGGATTGGAATTTAGCTCACGCGCGGCCTTCTGCACCTGCATTCTCCACTGTCCCTCTGTATCCGTGATCTGGGATAACTTCGTAATCTTTGAAATCATATTACTGCGTACCATGTTCTTTGCTGCCAGTTCGTTAAGTTCCTTGTACACTCCTGCTTCGTAATTGTAATACTGCTCCGCCGCATAAAAGGCAGAGACTTCCTTCGACATATAATCGGCAAGCACACCTGGCATAAATCTAAGGCCATGCTCCGTCGGCTCATACCAATCCGGGATGTCCATTCCCATCTGAAAGCGCTTCGTATCCGCACTTGATGTGAACTTCTTATACAGATCCCGCTGTAATCCAAGTAACGGTTTCAGGTCATTCTGTCTCAAATTAAAGTGTGCTTTCAATTCATAATTGATCACGGACTCAGCTGTAATAGAATCCACATTAAAGAGGTACTCCTCAATGAAGGAACGTGCTGTCTGCATATCCTCTACAACAGAATTTTTTACAGTAAGCTCACCCAGAATCTTCCTAATTCCATCTAACTCAAGTGGCTGATAGGCCATTGCTGCAGGAGCTTTGCATGAGCACGTCCCCGCCTCATAAAGCGGACACTTAAACCCCTTCTCCGCGATTGCCTTGCAAGTCATAGGTTTGGTTCCACTCTTGATGTAGTGATTGATCTTCTTCTGCGTTTCTGCTTCCGAATAGTTCGGATACGGCTTTGACAATTCGTGGATCAAAGCATCTCCACCTGCGAATGGTGCAAGATTCGTGATCATTGCATACCAGTCAGCTTCAGAAAGCGACGCTGCATTCTCCTCGCAGTGCTTTATAAATTTGCATCCAAGTTGCACCACTTTCAGGCCTTTCTGTACGCCACGCATATTTTCCTGGGGAGCTGTTTCCACTTCCGGCAACACATCCATAAGCTGCTGCTGTGTATAGCGTCTCTCCGGGTGAAAGGAAATGCACTCTACCATAACAGGCTCCTGCTTCTGGTGATAAAATCCAGGTAACCTCATAACACGAGACTCATTCACACACATCGGATCCCCTTGAAACTGCTTCACCAGCTGATGCTGAATTGTACGAAACAGCTCCACACTTGCTTCCTTTACAAACCAGTACACATGAAGCGACTTCCTGGTTTTAATGATCATAGAAGGCGGCAGAGGGAATTCCTCCACCTGTTTCTGCTGTTCTTCCAATGACAACTCATCGCTCTCGACGAACTGTGCATTGATTCTTGTGATAGACTTGTCGTCCTGTCCTCCGGTATTTACAACAAAGAAAATACCGCGTCCCATCTGATTATGCTTTGTAAGTGTCTCCTCAATCGTTGAGAACTTTCCTGCTTCTACATCTAATTTGGTACCAGCAAACGTACCACTCTTTTTATCATCAAAGATGCGGAGGTGCACAATATCATTGGGATTATATAAACTATTGATAATATCCTGTGCTAAAATCTGCATACTATTCCTCCTCAAAATATCTAACCGGAATACCCAGTTTCTCACACTCTTACAGTTCTGCTGCCATTCCCGCTGATATATTCTTGCCAAAGCACCATGCTTCCTCGCATCCAGATAACAGCGCCATACCGAATGCCGTCCCCAGAGCACGCTGCTCCGGGATCGTTTCATCCAGCATCTGCGGATATAACAGGTGCGATGCGATTGGCATAAACCCTGCATCAATCACCTGCTTGCAGTAACCTACTGCTGCCACTACATTCTTTGCAACATCACCTGCATATTTTGAAATGACATAAACCTTCTTAATCGAAGTAATATCTATGCCACTGTTCTGCCAATTCTCTTTATACATAGCTAATCCTCCAATTCTTCCATTGTTCCGAACGTCTTACCTGCAGATGCTTCTGCAATGAGAGGTAAATCAAACTCTGGAAATGGTTTCTCTTCCATACATACCTTGATAAAAGATATGGCATCCTCCAGCTTGTCCTCTGGAATGACAAAGGTCAATTCATCATGGATCTGCAAGATGGGTTCCAACCACGGACGCTCTGGTAATCCCGCAAGGATGCGACAGATTGCTAACTTCAAAATATCCGCTGCAGTCCCCTGGATCGGAGTATTAAGAGAACATCTCTCTGCAAATGACTTCTTTCCCCAATCCTCACTGTAAATGTCCGGAAGGTAACGTCTTCTACCAAGCCAGGTCTCCGAATATCCCTTTCTTGCAGCTTCCGCCTTTGTCGCCTCCTGCCAGCTTACAAGACCTTTGTATCCAGCTTTCAGATTATCGATAATCGCCGTACACTCCTCGAAGCTCTTATCCACTCCCGCTTTGAATCTTAGCGTTTGTTGCAGGCCTTTAGGGAAGAGCCCGTAGAATGTTCCGAAATTGCAGTTCTTCGCAATTGTTCTCTGTTCCTTGTATCCCTCACGATGCTTATCCTGAGCTTCTTCATATGTACAGCCAAAGATAACAGATGTCGTAGCGGCATGAATATCACCGCCTGTGCGATAAGTATCCATCATCACCTGATCCCTACAATAGAACGCACCAACCCTGAGCTCTATCTGTGAGAAGTCCAATGAAATAATAAGCTTGCCTTCTGGAGCTGCAATAAAATTACGAATTCCAATCGGATCATTTGTCTTACGCGGCATGTTCTGGGCATTAGGCTTCTTGCAATTCATTCTTCCTGTATCCGTACTCAGCGCATAAAAATCTGGATGAATCCTGCCAGTCGCATCATTGATATGCTGCAGGTAACCGTCAATATAGGTACTGGTGATCTTTCCCCACTTACGATAATCCTGGACCAGTACAAACAGCTCTGACATCTCCGGCATATGTTCATCGCACCACTCTTTTAAGAGAATAAGTGTAGAATCGTCCAGAGCCGGAAGACCTTTTTCAGTCTGCCTCAACACAGGCAATTTAAGTGTCTTATAAAGGTAATTCTTAAATGCGCCAGTGGATGCATTCTCACCAATATTGACATCTCCAATCATAAATACAATCTTATCTTTGATTTCTTCCCTTGCGCATTCTGCCTCAATCTTTCTCGACTGCATAAGTGGCAGATCAACAGGAAATCCATTGTGTTTCATGATTCCAAGATATACTGCTGTCTGCGACTCCATGTTCTCTACCAGCCATCTGTGTCTTGGCAGGAAGCGGTCAAACCAATCATTAAAAATGTTGTAGAGTCTGAATGCAAAATCAGAATCCGCTGCTCCATAACGAACAGTCTCATAATCCTGAGGATCCAGTTCATCAAAATGTCTACCCTTTGTTACGTCACTAAATGTTGGCAACTCCTCTCCGCAGAGCTTTGGTGCCAGTGTCTTTAATCCGGAATCCCACAATGCACGATAACTTGTATGGCTCTTAAGCGTCAGCTGCGACGCAACAATCGTATCGTATGTAGGTGCCTGGATAACAATCCCCTGATGGTATGCCATTGCTGATTCAAACGAAATGTTATGCGCAATCTTAACGATGGAACCACTCAGAAGGAATTCTCTAAGAAAATCAAAGAATACGGTAGTGTCCATATTTACACCAATCCGATGCGCAATTGGAACATATACTCCCGATCCCGGACCAACAGAAAACGAGCAACCAACAATATGAGCTTTCGCAGAATCAAGTGCCGCATATGGAACTGTACGATATTTCTCATCTGGACTTGTCTCTAAGTCGAATGCAATCACTCTTTTATCACCACTTATCGGCGCAGAATTAATATAATCACGTAATTCATCTATATTTGTTACACCCTTATAATCTGTGTTCATGATGTCCTCCTCTAAAAAACCTGGGAGGGAACTAACCTCCCAGGCCGACTTGAAACTAACTGCTAACTACGCCAAAGGCTCAATGATCTCACCAGTGTCCGGATCAACAAATGGAGCTGTCTCATCCTCTACCACATCAACAAGTGCTGCAGTTGTAAGGTTTGAACTGTACTCTTTCACCAGATCAGTCATTGCAGACATCGCTGTTTTCTCCTCCGGCTCTAATGCTCTTACAAAAGAAAATACAGCCTGTGAAAATGCAATACCGGAATTGCTGGTTGCCTTCTTAAGAGAAATCTTTGTGACCACCTGATTCAGGCGGCGTCCCTTAGAAAGCTGACGCTTCAAGTATTTTGTAAATTCCTTAAGTGATCCAGTGGGCAATGACAGAACCATAGGAAGCAGCTCACCTTCCTGAAGAATGTAGATCATGCGACGGTTCTTGCATGCCTTGCTCTGGCCTTCACCAGAACCGAACTGATTATAAGGACACTCTGCACAAGCACCACCAGGATTTCCAACACCCTGTACACCATCGAAACTTCCACAATCAGGTGGATTATTACCACCTGTGTACTTCTCCAGATAGTATGCGTATGCAGGATGCTGCAGAAGAATAACTCCTTCTACCTCCTTCACCATCTGTGTGTCTGAATCATCCTCTCCAGGAACCTCAAATGCAGTAGATCCACCAGACGGGATCTTAAAACGATCAAAGGTAAATTCCAAGCCCTGACAATCTTCTGTCAAAAGCTCCTTCAGGGTATCTAAGTTTGCGAGTACAGCGTAAGGAAGCTGCTTTGTTTCTGCTACAATAGCGTTTTTTTTCTCTGACATAATTGTTTCCTCCATGTATTCAAAAATTGATAGTTTACTGTTCTTTGAAGCTATGTTTCTTTAAAAATGTGATCTATATTATCCCTTTCGGACGCCAACAGATACTTTCTCATAAGTCGAGATCTTCTCTGTAAGCCAGGCTGGGATTTCATCGTTGTTCTCGGCCATCTGTTCTTTCACAAAGCTGGCCAGTGTATTTACATTTACTGTCTCGGTTACAATGGATCCATATCCGTTTTCCTTCAATGCTGCAAACAGCTCCTCTTTCTTTCCAGCAATCGGAGAAGCGTATAATCTTGTGTTGAGGTAAAATGTGCTACCATTACGAGTAAATTTCTCCACCTCGGATTCAGCCATTGCATCAGAAAGTGTGAGATCGGTCTTCTCTATCTCAGCATTCACTTCCTTGGTTCTGGAATCCAAATCCTTCTTCTCATCTTTCAGAGCCTTAAGTTTATCTGCTAAATCAAAAATCTGTTTATTTTCCATGGGATCACTCCTATTCTTTATATGGATTACGGCCAGCGCGATAGTCATCTACCAGAGTCTTGGCCAGGTTGACTTTGTTACGAAGTGCTCCGATTACCTTCATATCCACCGTATTTTTTGCGATGAGATAGATATAGTGACAGTTTTCTTTCTGAGAAACACGATGGATCCTAGCCTTGGCCTGCTCATAATTGGCCATAGAGTAATCCAAAGAGTAAAACACCATGAGTGATGATGCAGTTAAAGTAATTCCCAGGCCTGCTGCTGCAATCTGTCCTACGAACACCATGCAGTTTGGATCCTCCTGGAAGTTTTTGATCTGTTCATCTCGATTGGTGATTCCACCACAGATAACCGAATGTGCAATCTTCTTTTTGATCAGAAGATTTTGGATATCATTGAGCTCCGGTGTGAATCGTGCCATAATTACTACTTTTCTGCCTTCCTCCATAGAACTGTCGATTATGTCTGATAGTGCATCGAGCTTTGCTGTACTGACCGGAGAAGTATCTCCATAGTCATCAGTAAGATGTCCGCCAGTCACCTGGCACAATCTAAGCAGCTTTGTCAAAACATTTACTGCTGATACCTCTGATTCAGCTAATTCTGTGAAGCTCTGTTTCTCCAGCTCGTCATATATCTTGCGTGCTTTCAGTTCCAGCTCCACGGTTCGTATTTCCTCAGTAATCAAAGGTAGATCAAGACATTCTTCTTTGGTTACTCGGAACGCAATTGAATGCATTCTGGCCAGGTAGTCTTCTCGCATGGATTCCTTGAAGATTGGAACGTGTCCTCCATAGCCGCCCATATCAAAGTATCTATTGCGAAACACAAAAAAACTCGTTCCAAAAACTCCCGGTTCTAAGAATTTATACTGACTAAAAATATCCATTTCTTTATTAGAAATAGGTGTACCTGTCAGTAACAACTTATACTCGGCTTTAGCCCCAATAGCATGCATTCCCTTTGATTGCGCAGTTCTGGCTTCCTTCATTTTGTGTCCTTCATCTGCCACGACCAATGACGGTCCCCATTTAATAATGTCTTTTTCCATGCGCCAAGCGGTTTCATAATTTACAACTACAACCAGCAAGCCTTTTCCTCTAAAGTTCTTCAGAAGTTCCTGCTTCTTCTTAGCTGTACCCTTAAGAATGAGCAATGTGTATGGAAAATTTGCAAACTTGTCAAATTCCTCCTCCCACACGGAGAGAATTGATAAAGGTGCCACCACACACATCTTTGTAATCTTTTTCTTTTCGTACAAAGTACCTGCGATGCCGATTGCTGTGAGACTCTTACCTGTACCCATTTGCATAAGTAGCGCAACACCACTTGTCTTTCTTTTCTGCTCAGATATGCCAAACATCCGGCAGGCGAACTTAATCGCCTGCTGCTGATGTTTGTATGGAGAAACTTTAAGTGGCGCGAGCGTTAAATCCTTCTCTGCCATGTCATTTCCTCCTAATCATCATCTCTTGTCTGCCAAGGATGGTTGTAACCCTCCAGACGACTATAGACTTTGTCGCCAGAACTGTTATAAACATCGTGTGAATGATCATCCCAGTCGCTTTCGGTCTTGTAATGATGAGTTGTGCCATCGCTCTTTGTCTCGATCTTCTCGTCATATGAGCCATCGTTGCAGGTAAGATGGTATAAATTCTTACCTGTGTAGTTAACCTCTACTCCATTGTTGTCATCTGCTGACTGATTCCAAATACCCATCTGCGGTACCTCCTTTTCTTTTGATAAGTCTATTATTCCAGGTAGATTGCTCCTGGTCTTTGTACAGACTTTGTCGATTCTTTGTCACCGCATTTTTACTGAACTTTTAGCGTTTTTTGATTTATCCAATAGGGAGCGTATGATATAATAAAAAGAAAAAAAGATAGGGAGACTGACATGAAAAAATTATGTTTTGGATCTGTCTTTAAGATATTATCCTATTGCAAAATCAGATGTGCTGATCTCGATCTTGCATATAAACTTTTCAACATATATGACAGTGTAGATTCTGGTCTAGTTGGAAACCTTAAAGTATGTAAAAAGAACCTTCCAGACTCAGTTTTTAATCACTATAAAATTCAAAAGTTGGAAGATACGAAGTTAGAGTTATTAGAAAATGCTGAAAATACAAGAACTGATTGCTTACGACAAGAGGGCTTAAAGCAAGTTATTTTATCAATAGTAGATATTATTAGAAATGACGATAGTATCGAGCCTGGTAGTGTAATTGGATATGATCCTCAGTATAAAAAAATGAGACTTGTAAATGAGTCCCATTTTAGGTTTGACGACTTTCTTGCAAATATCCTGTACTACACTTTTACTGCACTCGAAAACAAAGATGGTGCAGATTATATAAATGGGGTTAATGAAGAATACTTCAAGTCATTTGAAGGATTAAAATCAACAATTACACTTTTAACAGAAACTACTCCGGAGCCAAATCCGGAGATTATAAGCAAGGTAGATATTTCACATCCATTCCGATACAACAGCAATACGACAACCCTGTATGGACGTAATAAAGAAATGCATATTCTTCAACGATTCGTTGAACATGACAATGCAGAGCCTATAAAGTGGATTGCTTTAACGGGGCCTGGTGGTTCTGGAAAAAGCAAACTGGCTCATTGCTTTGCTGCTACGCTCAATCAAGATGCATGGGATATCATAACATTTGACAGAAATGTGCCATTTACATACGAGCAGTTGACTGTTGAAGTGCCTATCAAAGAGAAGAATATTCTTCTAATTGTTGATAACGATGCTCCTGACAGCACACCTTTGGCTAAATGGATGTCTCGTCAATTTAACAAAAACATTCTTACAGATATACGAATCATCATTTGCCAACGTATTCCGACTTCAAATGATGCCAAATTCAATGCACCCTGGTTTGACAGCTTGATTTCTGTAGATGAGAATTCCAAGAATTTTGTTTATAAGTCAGAAAATGTAAAGTATGAATTACCAATGTTACCGCTTTCCCCACAGGAATTGGGCCAAATCGCAAAATCATATTTTACAAAGACTCTTTCAGAAAAGAAATCTACAGACGAAATTATATCTGCGATCCTTACAAAACTGGATAAAATAGACCATAGCTATCATCGCCCACTTTTTTTATTGCTTCTATGTGATGCCTTTATAAATGGCAAACTTGAAGATATTCACAACACTGATAGGCTGCTGGATTATGCTTATAATATTGAAAAAAGGATACTTCATAATCGGATATACAATGCTTTCAAGTTTACAAACACAGAAAATAAGCAATTATATCATTCGATAGAGATGGCGTATACCAATGCCATAATAGGTAACTTTGGTGGGCATACTACCACGCTTCCAAACATAACTGATCTCGTAAATACACCGGAAAAAATTATTCCTGAAGTATGTGATACCTTTGGAATAACGGTAAATGGTTCGATTCCAGTTATTGAACCCGATTTACTCGCTGAATATTTTGTATTACGTCATCTAAAAGATCTTCATGGCGTTTTATCAAACGAAGAATTTTGGATCCCATTCTTTCGAGATTTTAATTACATCCTTACAACCTACTATCTCGAAGATATGAAAGCCTTTTTCTCATTTGGTACATTCCTATTAGTCCTAAATCCTTATTTTTTACAAGGAATATTTCAAGCATTTTGTATTACAAATGACAATGAGGAACGTCAAAGATTATATGACATGATGAGTTCTTATATTTCAGACTTATACGAGTGGCTCAATGATGATGAGGCTGATCCTCTTATAAACCCTGGTAATGGTTTAATCATGATGATACCGATGCTCTCAAAGGACATTGAAATGTACCAACGAAAAATGCAGCTTATTATGTCCGGACAGATGACTGTTAAGTCTGTCCCTAATTATGGACCGTATGACCTCTTGCTTAATCAGACAGCAGACATGCTCTGCCAGGGGATTCTGCACGAAGCACAAACAAATCCTGAAGATGTAGGACCTTTAATTAAAAACTTTAATGATCTAATAGAATTGTATCAAAAAAATGAGGAACGCCAAACTGAAATACCAGAACAACTTTCTGAAGCATTCATGATTACAGCCTTTGCATTCTTGGGTCGTGGATTTGAATATAGTGACGAAATAACAGGATCATTCATAAAAAATTGCTTACCACTACTTATACATATTCATGAGAAAAATCCTGGAGGCATTGAGACTCTTAACTATATGAAGACCTTAATGATCTTCTTTACCTGCGACGATAATGATTTATATCTTTCAAAAGATGAATTACTTAATAAAATTATCGAGCTCTATGAAAAATATGGTACTGAAGATGAGGTATATAAGGTAGTATTTTATTCATTCCTCATACAATGTAATCTGATTGATCCAAACAAAGAATAAAACAATGCCCGGTTGCAAATTAGTAACCGGGCATTTAGTATTAATATTCATAATCATAAGGTGAACGATACCCTCGCTGCTGTGCTACCACCGGCTTTGGCTTAGCCTTTGGTATGCTCTCCTCTGCAGCTTCTTTTGTGGCAAACAGCCTGTTCTTGTTTACCTTGATCCCACCGCCATTTTCAAATCTTATAATAATCAAATTTCCAGCCGGGCGCACCACCGTACACTCCCGGACTATCCTATTACTTTCTACAATATAGGCCTTATCGCCGGCTTTATATCCTGCTGCCATAAATGCCTCCTATAAAAGAAAAGGCCAGCTCAAAGGGAAATCAAAGCTGGTCATCCTTACAACCTATTTTGCTGTTACCTTCTCTCGTAGAGCAATACCTTCCACAACGCCATGCACGTATGCCTCAGACGCTAATGTGCTATGTACTTCCGTAGCTGCGTCCAAGTATGCTCCAAGCTGCTGCTTCTGTATATCACTTAACCCTGCCTGCAAATATGATAACAGCCTACTCTCCTGCTGCTTCAATCTGGTGTATTCTTCAGACTGAATATATACACGAAGTGACTCATCAAAGTTATCCTTGATGGATTCCTCCAGTTCCATGTCAATCCCACCTCCAATACCGGGATTAATATTGATCGGCCTGTTTAACAAAATATAAAAACCCTAGGTAGCGAACCTAGAGTTATTATATCGAACATTTGTTCTATTGTCAATTTCAAAATATAATTACAGTGCTAAAATAGTGAAGCAAAATTTGTTAGATATTCGCTATGCGATGAATATAAAAATTTGGCTCCCAGCGCGGTCCTAAGCTTCATATTCCAGGCAGTTGCATCAACCTTATTAATATGCCCAGGATGCAACTCTTCCATCGCTTTCTTTGAAAAATAGACTGCGTATTTAGGGCTAACTGGCATATAAAACTCTGTCAACATAGCATTGAAATATACCGGCATATTTGAAAAGAAAAATTCCTTTTCACTCAGAAGGATGTAACACTGCTGTTCCTTTATTCGCTCCCGGATCAAATTTGTCACTCCGCTTTTTGGATGTACTGCAAACGCATTAAGAACATAATCCAATGCTAATTTAGAATCCTCATCTGTGTAATGCATCTTTGCCCCAGCATCAAGCATCAAATCCCCCAGCGTAGCATCTCCGGTCCGTTCAAATTTCATATCCCTGGTAGTTTGCTTTGTCATCGGTAACATCAATGGGTGTCTTGTGAGCATGACCGCAACCATATTGCATAGCATGTTATGCTCTTTTCTTTTTATTGCACCGACTTCATCCAGTTTTAATCCCGCCTTTTCTATCCTTGGCAGAATGATTCCAAGGTTGCTTTCATGCTCTCCAAATGCATCTTCTGTTGTTCTATACAACTCATCGTCGTAATCCTGGACCTCATACAAATTATCAATACAGTTAATGTGCTGTATCTCAAATGGTTGAATTTGTTTAAATCCATTCATCCCATAAACAATTGGCTTCGATGAGATGTAATCTACTTGCAGCAAGCTCTGTTTCACGGACCACTGCTTCATATATACTTGCGGAACATAATGTTCACTGGTGTGCCGTTCCTTTTGTTTTATTAACTTATTACTCAT